TCACTCATTGGATTTCCCCGGCTTCGGAGCGTGAAGAGTCGGAACAACTATCACACGCTCTTGCTTGGTCTCCGGGTTTCGGACAACCAGTTCCGTAAAGCCCTGCTCCGCCTGCGTCTGCAAGGCCCGGCTGATCTGAAGCGATTCCCGGACTGTCTCAGCCATCGACGGAAATCGACCCTGCTGGGTCAGGTCTTCGAGGCTGGCTAGACTCCTCTCATCGAAACTGAAGACAACTCGCTTTGTTTTAGCCATTGGCAATGCTCCTGTATTGGGGGTACTCGTGCTCGCACCCCAGCAATGATACACTATGATATCGGCTAAGTCAACGTCTAGGCATCAGATGCGATGTCTTGCTTGATGCTGTACTCTCGTTGCTATGTCCTAAGACGTGTATGTATAATGACTTACGAAACCAACTAGCGATGTCGCACGAAAACGTGGCAACGTTCCGGCAACTTGCCCCCCCCTCCCGCAGAAGCGTGGCCACCGCGGTCAGGACGTGGAAATACAGCCGATGAGCAGCCAGGGCACCATCGCCGCTCGGGGCGTGACTGGCACCGTGAACAGACCATCCCCGTGGTCTCTGACCTTCAAGTGTCTCCGTAATCCGGCGCTGGCTACCGCAGGGTCGTAAATGGGAGCAGACCAACGTCACCACGACAGGTTCGCGACCCCCTCGGCCAGATTCTCGGAGCGGAAATATCAAGAAGAGGGCTTGACGGCGACGTTAAAGTCATGGTTTAATGCCGCCTGACAATTCGGTTCCTCCCACGCGCGCAGAAATGCGCTGCCCTTCGGGGCGTGAAACGGCGTCTTCGGACGCCGCCACAAAAGCCCGGCATCGTGCCTCCGCAGGTCGGTGTCGGGTCGGTGTGGTCTGCCTCGCGGCGCGTGCGGTCGGCTCTCCACTCGTGGAGGTCGCCTGCTCGACGTGAGCGGTGTACTGACCGGTGTGTCGGTGCTCTGTCTCGTGCGTCGTGTGTTGCGTGGCAGTGGTTGGGATTGGCGGCTGCCCAACGTCTGGGTGGCGCTGGAAATCCCTGGCCGCAGATAGTGGGAGGAAACCTACTATGTGTGTTTTGTTTGCCGAATTGTCGCCTGATGATCCGCAGGCGACGGACGCTCGCCGCCAGCAACTTATTGAGTTCTGGAACGAGCTTCGCACCGGAGGAAACTCAGGAGCGACCACTTGGGAAGTTCTGGATGCCTTGGAGAATGAGGTCACGGGATGCCTCTACCGCAGCCCGCCGGACATTGACCGCGCGGAATCGCTGACGGCTCAAGCAGCTCTCTTGATTGCAGGATTCATCGAACTATGAACTTCCCAAAACCAAAAGCAACTGGCAGAAGCCAATTATGATATACATTGGAAAGACAGCACGACACTTGCGAGAGACGCTGGGGTTGACTCAGCGGGCCGCCGCCAAGGCATTGGGCATCACCTGCGTGCATCTCTGCAATATCGAGAACAACAAATCGGTGCCATCGCCTGCGCTCCTTGAACGATTCCGAGAAACCTGGAACGTGGACTTGTACGTGTTGGCATGGTGTCTTCACGGTGACGCCGAGAAGTTGCCGAAGCCGTTGCGTAAGCCGATGACCGAATTGGCAAGGGCCTGGCAGGAGCAGCTTGACGCGGCTGCTGCCCGAAACCGCAAGGACGCCTCTTCGTCATGCTCCACATCCGACAAGTGAAGCACCTTGCCTGCCGCCTGGGGGTTGCAGTCAAGGTCTTGGAAAAGGTGGCCGAGGCTGTTGCCGAGACTCCCGAGCGCTGGTGCGAAGAACTTGTCCTCCTCGATCCGGCAAAGCCGACGAAACCGCGCCCCGTGCTCAACGTTCGGGGGCAGCTACGTCAGTTGCAGTCGCGGATGCTTCGCAACGTCCTGCTGCCGGCGCTGCCCACGTCGCGGTACAGCCACGGCGGCGTTCGTGGCCGGCACATCAAGACCAATCTGGAACCCCATCTGGAATCGACGTTCGTTTTCACGACAGATATTTCCAACTTTTACCCGAGCATCAGCCACGATCGTGTCTATCGACTTTTTACCAAGACTTTTGAGTGCTCTCCCGACGTGGCTCGACTTTGCACGAGGCTTTGCACCTACGACCATCACCTCGCCCTGGGCCTGATTACCAGCCCAATCCTAGCCGACCAGGTGATGCACCCCATCGACGAGCGCATCGGCCGGGCCTGCCGGAACGCGAGACTGATCTACACCCGCTACGTCGATGATCTGACGATCTCGGGTTCGTATGACCTGGCAAAGAGCGGTTTTGCAGACCTCGTACAGCGGATGTTAGGAGAGCATGGGTTCGCCGTAAACCCCAGCAAGCACCACTTTGGGCGATTGGAAGCGGGAACGCCGATCACCAAGATTCGCGTCAATCGTGGGCACCCGGATGTCCGCCGCGAGTACCTCGCGGAATTGGAAAGGCAACTGGCCGACGCCGCGAGTTTGGCGGCCAGTGGCCAGTTCGATGGTCCCTATTACACGCAAGGGCAAGTCTGGGGGCGGGTCCAGTTCGTCTGCTGGGTGAGCCCCAGCCGCCGTCGAACACTTGTGCGCAAGTTCCGAGTGATCCGCTGGGATAAAGTAAGCGAGGAGGCGAAACGCCGTGGCCTGGTCGCCGCCAAGAAGCAGCTCACGAAACGGATGCCGGTTGCTACCGTTCCCGAAGCGGTCAAAGCAGAGACGAGGCTGTGCTGAGTGTCAGCCGTGAAACGTCCGCAGGCAGAGAGACAGGCCAGCCCCACTGAAACGAAGCGGAGAGTATGCCGATGGAGATTGTCGCCCACAACAAGAGCATGAAGATGTACCACGCTCGCTTCGGGTACAACAGGCTTTTTGGACTCGATGTGGTGAAGAGAAAGGCGATGAAAGATGCTGAGGCTGTTGCGCTGTTTGATTCGGTCTGGGGCAACATGTTAGGAGATGCCGTCCATAGTGCCGAAGTCATCAGCTACGAAGAAGCGCGCGGTCTCCCCAGGGAAAAAGATCGTTCTTGGGTTGATCGCAGTCAGGAGCATCGACGGTTCCGCATCCTGGATGGATTGCATGTTGCCCAACTGAGGCAGGTCGATACCAACACGCTTGAAATGACGAACCTCTGGTTCATCGCGTCATCAAATCCAGACCCTCGCACTGTCTTCGTCACTTTTGCCACGTTGGACATCCGAAGGGAGTTTGAAGATCAGGCGATACAGCATGGAATGGAAGGGCAAGCGTGGGGAGAGAAGCTGCTGTTGGACTGGCTGGAATCCGCAACACAGAGGAAGTACGAACGCGCGTACCAGAAGAGGTGAATCTGTCAGTCTTGTCCATCTCCAGGAACGGCTGGCAGCTCGCGGTAGGAAAAATGGAGATGGCCTTGACGGACTGGTTTTGAAAGGACGTGAAAGCACGTGCTACTGCGGCGAGTCTGATGTTTGGGACGCCCCTGCAACTGCGGGAACCGACATTGCGCGTTCCCGTAGCCGTTCAAGTCTCCGTTTTCCGCAGGATCAGCCTAAACGACCTCGGCGGTGACCCGGCTGCGGCGAATCTCTGATGCAGCCACCCTAATGGGGCCGACCGTTAAGAAATGGTGTATAATCGGCCTGTCGAATGGCCGCCAAATCGACTGGCGGATTTGTCTCAAACACACCGAAGGTATGGTAACATGCCCGAAATTGATCGACGCAACCTGGTGCTGCTGCTGGTTGGAATTAACCCAGGCGGCGAGATCGGGGAGGGGATCGGCGGGATAACCCGGCTCCAGAAGCTCCTCTATCTCCTGGAGCAGGAAGAGCGCTTAACACCAACGGAGAAAGGCTTTGAGTTTACGGCCTACAAGGCGGGGCCGTATTCCTCGAAACTATACGACGATTTGGAGTTCTTGGAGAATCTTGGGCTGCTCGAAAGCGAGGTTGCCGGCGAGGCGACATCACCCGAGGCCGCCGAGGTTGATCTGCTGAATTTTGATGAACTGATGGACGATGGTGCGGACGCCTCCCCGGCCGGCGTTGATGGTCTCGCCGCCGACGCCTATGAAGAGCGGCGGTTTCGGATTTCCAAAGAAGGGATAAAACGAATCCAGAGCCTTGTTGATTCCGGCCAGTACAAGCCGGTCATTGATGGGGTCCGAAGGATCAAGCGGAAGTATGGCGATTACTCCCTGTCGGATCTGCTGTACTACGTCTACGACAAGTACCCTGATATGACCGTCGAATCCGAGATAAAGGACAAGGTACTTCGCAAGAGGCGGAAGGCATGACGCACGCAGAGCTGATCGGTCTGCTGCTCACAGCACACGCCGGTATCCTTGGCGTGGCGCTCGTACTGTTCTATACGTATAGCGACCGTACTGACGGATTCGCCGCTTCGTTGAAGGGCGTGTCCACGGTGCTGGCAGAGATGCGCCGCCGCATGGTGGCAGAACTTGGCAGCAGGCTCGATCCCGTCTTCGAGAGCCCTGGGTCGGTCCCTTCACCCGTGCTTGGCCCCGATGGTGAAGCGTATTCTGAACGTGCCGTCAACCCGATAGGCAGTGAAGCGTTCCGCGAGGCCCTTCGGGATTTCGTTGAGGACAATTCAGCGCCATTGGCCGATTATCGTTCGCTCATGGCGGCCTCCAATTCGTGGTGCTTCTGGGCTAACAAGCTGAGTTGGTTCGTGCTTAGCTTATTCATTTGGCAGATCGTGGCGACCGCCGTGACTTTCCTAGATAAAGTGACCGCATGGTCTCTCCCCGCATACATCAATGTCGCTCTGTGGGTTCCGACCGTGGCGATGGGACTGGGTTGTCTTCTCGCGGTCTTCGGACGTTTTCTGTACTACACCAGAATCACGCGATTCAGGATGAAATATGGTGAGCTTTGACCAAGAATCGGCACTTACTGACCCGATCGCCGCCTATGTTCGGCGAAAGTCGTTTCGGCTCCAAACTCGGGAGCTTCAGTTCTACGAGTATCGGATCGACCTGTTCGCCTTCTCCCGGCTCCTTGGGTTGACCATTGCTGTGGAATTGAAGTTGTTGCGGTGGCGACGCGCAGTCGAGCAGGCGTTGCTATACCAGTTATGTGCAGACAAGGTGTTCATTGCACTGCCTTTGGAGAACATTCGCAGAGTGGACACGGACCTGTTGGCTCAGCACGGTATTGGACTGTTGGCGGTCGAGCCATCCGGTCGGTGCCGGATGCTTCTCGACGCCCAGCAGTCCACAGTGATACGTCCCCACTACAGAGAAACGTATGTTGAGTTGCTACAAGGGAGCCCCTGATGCCCGCTACCGAGCCTAACGTGATAATCCGTATGGGGAGCCATGCGGAGAAGGAGTACCTCGACAAGACGTTGAGGTTCTTTGACGGGCTTATTCTGGGCGCGAACCTAGTGGAGGCTACCCCAGGGGCAACCGCCAGTTTGCTTGTGAAATTCGGCGGCAAGAAGGCCAACCTGCCGTTCTTCATCGACCCCATGACCTACGCCTTCGGTGCCTACGTTGACGAAACGGGTAAGGTACGGGCGGACCTTGACTGGATCAAATCCGAGCAGAAGCGGAACGGCCGTGTGGTCCGAGACTTCAAGAGGTCTTACCGATCGTTGGCTGGTGCCCTGGGGCCGATGTTCTCGGGGGCTATCTCTCGGAAGGCCGCGATTGCACGGACGGACTTCAGCAATGCGACGAAAACAAGAGAGTGCTGTCAAGCAGTCGCGGATTACCAGCTACAGAGGATTGCCGAGGAGTTGTCTACTGACGACGAACTGAAGCAATTTGCCGACCGAGCCCCGAAACCGACAGCCGTCCTCGCTCCATATTTCTACTGCGAGCCAAACAATGCCGATCGTTGGCTCGACCTGGTAGTTGAACTGGCAAGAGCTACAGCCAGTCTGACTTTGCCAGTCCCAGTTCACGCCGTCGTCTGCGCCGATCAGTCTTTCCTCGGCAACCGCGCATTCCTGACGCGAATCGAGCGTGAGCTACCTGCCACCGGCGTCTCCGCGGTTTGGCTTTGGTTCAGCCGGTTCTATGAGGACAAAGCCGAGCTAGGGCAGTTGCAGGCGTTCCGATCTCTAGTCGAGGCGCTCAGCAGTGGGATTCAGGTCTACAACATGCACGGCGGATATTTCAGCCTGGCGCTCAGCAAGTACGGCCTGACCGGCATCAGCCACGGGATCGGTTACGGCGAACAAAAGGACGTGGTGCCGGTGATTGGGCAGTCAACGCCGACCGTCCGATACTACTTGCCGGATGCGCACAAGCGGTTCGGTGTTCCCGATATTGAGCGCTGTTTCGACGCACTGGACATTCGCACGCCGCTCGACTTCCATAGGAAAGTGTGTGGATGCGTGATCTGCAAGGGCGTCGTGTCTTCTCACGTGCGCGACTTCTCCGCCTTTGGAGAAATGCACTACTCTACGCGCATGTCCCAGAGGAAAGCACAGACCCCATCGGCAGCCAAACGCTCTCGTTTCCATTTTCTTCTGACCCGAATCCGCGAACGTGATTGGGTAAGAGCGGCTTCAGGCCCGGATATAGTATCTCAGCTTCAGGACGCGCGAGGAAAGTGGGGGCCGCAGCCGTCGATGAACGGTCAGCTTGCGCATCTTGCGTCGTGGCGACAAGCCCTTCGTTAGTCCGCCGCAGGCCGGCGGACATTGTCCCGTCGCCATTGGTTGCTCATGGTCCTCGTTGCAGACGGCGTTGAACGCTGGCAAAAGCGGATCGTCGCGTCGGCCGGCAAGCGTGCTGATGGCCGAACAAGTTGACGAGAATCGGGAGGTCTCCTCAAGAGGTAAACTGGAAGGTACACTTGGCAGATTATCAGTGTTAGCAGTGCCGCTTGAATAGTTCCGGGAATCGCGGAACGGGGCCTCTGGCCGCGCTCTTGTTTTCAACCCGCGCGATTTCTTCGGCTGGAACGCGCAGCACGCGCCCCAGGCGAAAGGAACGCAGCCGGCCGCTTTGGCACATCTCGTAGATCGTCTTCCGTGTGACCCCCAGGCGTCTTGCCGTCTGGGCCACGGTCAAGGCCGTGGGCGGCGGAGTCGTACCACCGTTCTCCACCAACACGGCCGCTAGCGCCAGGCTGGCGGCAGCGGCCTTGTCGCCGCCCGTGTGCTCAAGGTACTCAGCGTAGAGGGTGTTGACGGCAGTGTTCATTGCGGGCATCGCGGGACTAAGGCTGTGGAGGCAGAGTTTCTTGGCAGCGCTCGATTTCGTCGATGGGAATACGGACCCGGCCCCCTACGCACCGGCAGCGCACCCTACCGGCCAGGCACATCTGGTAGACCTTCTTGCTGCTTGTATGCAGCAGATCGGCCGCCTCTTTCACGCCGACCGTCCCTTTGTCGTTCGGCTCGACGACGATAGGATCGGGAGTCGATTGACGGAGCGCCTCGGCCAGCGTGAGCACTGCGGCGGCCACCGGGTCTTTGGCGTCCAGAAGGTACTCGGCGAACAGTTGTCTGATCTGGGTGTTCATCTTATCGGCGTAGAAACAGACCCCGGCGGTGAGGCGGACACGCGGACTTCGATTTGGGCCTCGGCTGGGCGGACGTGACGGTCGGCGGCTCGGTTGCAGCGACGATCTCCACTTCAACAGGCACCTCGATGATGGTCGGCGTCACCGTGGGCGGGGATGGCGACGGTGCCAGGATCGGCTCCGGGATGATCTTGACCGGCGGCGGGGCATCCGGTGCTATGGTCAACGGGGGACGGTTGAGCCAAACGCCCAAGGTCACGGACAAGGCGACCAAAGCGGCGGCGGTAATCAGGCGGCTGAGCAGGTCGAAACGTGTCATGGCGCGGTAATCCTCATCAGGATCGGGGCATCAAGCGTGCTTCTCGTTGATGTCATGGACGACGCCCTTTATGAACCGGCGGGCCGCCTTGAAGCGAAGGATCAAGGCGCTGCCCAAACACCCGCCGACGGCCATGCCGACGCCGGAGAGCGTCGAAGTGGCGAGGTTCAAGAGCGTTTCGGAGCGGTGCATCGCGGCGTAGGTCAGAGCCGAGGCGGCGGATGCCGCGACGACCAACAGGGCCAGCGTGCCGGTCAGGTAGGCGATCAGGCGTTGCAGATTTGCTTTCATCGGTTCACCATTCGTATGAGTCGGTAGCTTTTCATGGCAGTGGTCCCCACAGCCCCAGTTCCTCTCCGTAACGGTCGGCATACCGGAAGAAATCCTCTTCGTGTGCATGTTCATCACCGAGGGCCTGGATTGCGGCATATAGCTCGTTGAAGCGACGGGCCAGGGTCTCGGCGACCTCGTGGGAACGTTGCCCCTGGTCCAGATGGCGGCCAATCTCCTCCAGTTCCGCCATCATCGTCTGGGCATCCTTCCGCATTTGCTGAATCTGCCTGGCGGCCCGGTGGCAGATGACGACGGCCTGCTTCTGCTGCGGCGTGAGAGAATTCCACTTTTCTTCCCACTCAGTCACGGCGTTCATTTCTCCTTGGCGAGGTCGCGTTTGGCGGCAGCCCGCTCTAGCCGATGAGTGACGGTCTTGTTCTTCTTGCCCGGATCGACGCAGCCCTTCGTTGGCCGGCGGGACCAGTATTCGTAGCCCGGCCCCTTGGCACCCTTCTTCGTGCGGCTCACTGGATCGTTCCTCGTTCATCCGGTCGCGCAGGCGGGCGAAAGCACGGGCGCGGCGTCAGGTAGCCGTTGCTGTGGATCAGCTTCCAATGCTTCCTTCGACATTGCCAACAGTAGCGATGGCTGCCTTGCGCCGTGCGGATTGTGCGAAATGTTGCTCCGCAATCGGGACAAGTCTTGGTTAGTAGTGGCAGTGGCATCGGTGTCACTCCAGCGGCGGCAGTCTCAGGTCACGGGCGATCTTGGCGGCCAGCTTGTGTTCGAGGGCATCGAGGCCGGGTCCGCCAGCGATTTCGCGCAGGTGCTCGTAGACCCGGCGTGCCTCGGCCGTCGAGAGAATCACAATCGCGCTGCCGTCGATGTCGGTGCTGGGCATCATTCGTTCTCCAATAGCCCCGGCGGGACTCGAACCCACATCCCAGGTTTGAAGGGCCTTATCCTGTCCAGTTAGAAATGACGGGGCTTGCGGTTCACTTTGGTTCCTTCTTCAGCACTCGCCCAACGGCCTTGCTGGCGGCTGCCGCGAGCTTGCCCAGTTCGGTCTTGGCATCCACGGCGGCCTGGGTCAGTTGCAGCAGCCCGACGAGATCGCTGGTGGCGGTACTGTAGGCCGGGTCGGTCGAATCGGCGGAGTTGACCACGCCGGTCTGCATCTCGACCTCTTTGCGAAGGGCCGTTACCAGAACGGTCAACTCGTCGTCGGTCGCGGCCAGGTCGGCGATGCGGAGTTGCTTCAGACGGCCGAGGCTCTCACGGATGTCGCTGTTCATTCACGTTCCTTTCAGTCGTTTGATGCCCTGTCGAACCAGCCGCACAACCGCCAGGGCATCTTCTATGGCGGTGTGGGCTACCGTGCTGTCCAGCCCGGCCCGCTCGTAGCAGGTCTTGCTGTCGGGCAGCTTTTCGTCGTCGAGAGGCCGCCAGTAGAGGATGGCAGGGTCCAAGACGCGGTGCCGGAACTTGACGACGCTCGTGAATCCCGGCAACCGGTAGAGAAACTGCATGTCGAAGCTGGCGAAGTTCTTGCCGGCCGCCTGCAAGTGCATCGGGTCCAGGCCGTTGGCCTTGACCCACTGGGCCAGTTGCACGCCCAATTCCTCCGACTTGCAGAACTCACACGTCTGCGGAGGATTGGCAATCTGATTCAGCAGGCTGGCGTTCAGCGCCATCGCATAGGGACTGCCCGTGACTGTCTCGTAGGTGAGTACCCGCCGGAATCGTTGAAGCTGGTCGAGGGGCGTCTTCCAATCGTCTATCACGGCTCCAACTTCGAGCGTCTGGCAGGTGGCCGGATCGAGCCCTGTGGTTTCGATGTCGATGCTGACGTAGGGCATTTTGGGCGGCGTGGCTGGCAGCGCCAGCTCCCTGGCGGCCCGCCAGTAGTGGCCGCTCCAACCACAGCCCGAGCACTGGCCAACCTCTGGATTGCCGGTCGGCCTCAATAGCTCTTCGCAGTTCGGGCAGAGTTTCTTCACGGCTGATCTCCGTCGATGATCTCGGCGTTGTGCTTGAAGAGCATGGCTTGAACCCAGTCCTCGCTCTCGATGTGCCACGCCCCACAGGAGCAAGGGCCGATCAACGTGTCGCACGGCTGGCCGCCGTTGTAGTGGCGATCGGTCCCGTTTGCCGGCCACGGAACCGCGCCGTTTATACGGCGTAGCTGTTGTCGCATGGCGCGGCTCCGCAGCGAGACCAGCATTTCGATGATCGAGTGGACGGCGTGCCGCCGGGCAAGGCGGACCCGTTGCAGGTCGGCCTCGGTGGCGTTGCCGGCGTCATAAATCTGCTCGGCGAGCAATTCCTTGCGGCACACGTCGCGGTATAGTTCGAGGGTCTGCGAGGCGGCTAGCACGGGGTTGAATATGTCGCTCTCCGGCGGAACCAGCAGGACTTCCTGCTGATCTCCCCACCAGCCGCACACCTCGCACAAGCGGTCGGCGTCTCGGCTGCTTTCCAGGGGTGCCGTGCAACGAGGACAGAACTCAGCCATTTTCCGGTTCCTCGTTGAAGCCCTTGCTTTCCAGCTTGAAGTCCACAACCGCTTTGTTGGCTGCCGTGCGTCCGAACCTCTGGTCGATCTCGGCCAGCGCGAGTCGGATGATGTTGTGCGAATAGGGCCGCTTGCCCACGTAAGGGGCTTCTCGCTTGATTCGCTGCCGTAGCTCGCGTAAGGTTGCGCTCACAGTCCTAACTCGCGGATGGCACGGATTTCGTCTTTCGTGAGCCTCTGGAGCGCTTCGCGCCGGAGCCGGTGGAGTCGGTCGTACTCATCTTTCTCTTGGCGGTACGCTTCGACGCTCGCCTGGTACGCTTGGCGGCAGGCTTCTTTGGTGCCTTTGCCGCCCCCTCGACACTCGCGGCAGTCGATGCGTCGGACGTTTCGGTATCCTTCGACCGGGCACGGCGGGTCCGCCGGGTCGTCGATCCGTCCTTGCCCTCGGCAGGCGAGGCAGGGGTAGCGGTTTCCGAAGCCGCTGCCGTGGGCGAGGCAGAAGAGCCCGAAGTTTTTGTAGGACCGCCAGGGCTTGGCGCGTCGGAAGCCGGTTGTGAACTCTCGGTGCATGACTCGTCTTCTTCGTCCGTGCGGTACTTGCCCGGCCGGTTGTCGGTCAGGATGGCATACAGCCGGCGGTCCAGTCTCTTTCTCGCCCACAAGGGCAAGCCGCTCGGCAGCTTGCCGCCGAACAGTTCCTTCAAGGCCCGAACGCCCGTGGCCTCGCACGCCTTTTCCCAGAGGCGTGTGTGCTTCTCGCACTCCTCCTCGGCCGCCTTCAATGTCTTCATCAGGCGGCGGTTGAGATTCACGAAGTCCCACATCGGATGCAGCGTTCCATCGCTGTAGGGGATCAAGGTTCGCACGCACGCCTGGAAACGAGCCGGCACGCGAACGCCGTAGACCTCCTTGCGCCAAACGATCCGGTAGCCCTCTTCTGAGAACCACGTTCGCCGGACCTTTTGGTTCTGACCACGCTTCTTCTTGCGGTGGAATTCCATCAGCCTCTTCCTCGGCTCTTACGCGGGTGCCCATCTTCGTACTTGTTGTGCCCCTTGGGCGGCGTCACGAGCACGCGGCGAACCTTCTTCCGGCCGCATTTCTCGCAGCGCGTGGGCTGCTTGGCGTCCATTGCCTGGAACGCCTCGAACGCATGGCCGCACGCGCTGCACTGAAGGTCATACAGCGGCATGTCAGTTTTCCGGCTCGGCCTGCGGACGCTCGACGACGACCACGTTCTTGAGGTTGGTGATCTTCACGGGGCGGCCGGTGTTGCTGTAGCCGCCAACGGAATCCGGCGTTACGCGAATGACGTTCATCTTGTTCAGTCCCATCGCAGAGCCGCGCCGCCACGGGTAGACAATCAAGTCGCCAGGTCGGATTTCGCGGCCCAGGAAGTCGCTCGGGTTCATGGTGGTCCTTTCACAGGGAAGTAAGAGTGGTGCGACCGTCGATCAACGCGCCCCGCACCGTGGGCCGATTCCAACCCGTTTCAGGAGGCGAAGGGTCTGGTTGCTTGACGGGCTTCAGACGGCGCACCCGCCCGATGTCGCCAGTGCGATGTCTTCGGGAGTCAGCGATTCGTATTCGGCCGGCATGTCGAAGTCGTAGCCTTCGGGCACCTCGTAGTCGTCGGGCGGAAATTGCTGCTCCCACCCTTTGGACAACTCGGCCGCGATCTCGCTGCGGGCGGCCCGGTAGTTGGCCACGTAGTTCATGCGGGTCCACAGTTCTCTGCTGGGCAGTTGCCGGTCTTCCACCATGCTGTGAAACTCCGGCCAGAACTTCGGGTGAATCTCATGGCGCTTGAGGATGGCCTTCAGATTGGGCACTAGCGTTCTCATGGGTGGTTCCCTATGTCGGTTGATGTTGCCTCTCCGCTGGGAGATCGCAAAACGCCCGTGAATCTGGAGTGGGAGTTCGGCTGCCGACGAGTTTTTCCAAGGCCCGATAGAGCAAGTCCCACGCGAGCAGCCGCTTTCGCGGGAAACCGGAGATGGTTCCGCTTCTCCACTTGTGGCCGGCGGCATCGCACAGTTCGATGCGGTAGCTGCCCTGGGTGGGACTGCCGGTGCCGGTGTTGACGATCTTGCCGGTGGCGATGACCTTGGCGCGGGACTCGACGCCCCAGGGCACTAGCTCGATGGTGACGCGGAGCATCAGTAGCACTCGGGCCACGGTTCAGCGTCTTCGGGGTGGTGTTCTCCAGGCGTGCCGTGCCACGCCTCGCCATCTCCGCAGCAGTCACACACAGAAACGTCGTGGCAGAAATTGGCCGCGATCCAATCGAGGATGATCTGGTGGTCGCCGGCTTCGTCGAAACGGTCTAGGGTCTTATCATCCACCTGATGGAGGTTGAGGAAGCCGGTGCCGTCGCAGCGGGTGCAATGGACGCTCATTCGACCTCCCACAAGGCGCGATGAATGTACTCCGACCGCTTCATGCCGTGCTCTGCGACGATCTTGTCGCAGTAGCCCCGGTCGATCTCGATTAGGGTGCAGGGGTAGCCCAGCGGACGGCAAACGCGGAGCGTCGTGCCCGTGCCGCCGAAGGGGTCTAGGACCGACTCGCCTTCTGGCGTGGTGAACTTCACGCACCGCTCGACGAGCCCCTCGTTGAGTTGCGTCGGGTGCCAAGGGCGGCGTTGCTTGCTGTTGCCCACAACCCGCGTGAAATCGAACACGTCGCCGGGCACGCGGCCGCGCGGGTCAGCCCGCTTGTCGCCGTTCTCCTGCCGCCAACTCGGCACGCGGATCGCATCGGGACGCAACGGGGCGTCAAACCACCGCAGCCGCCAGAGCGGCCGATGGTTGTTTCCCAGATCGTGGTGGCAATGCTGCCCGAAGGTGAAAGTCTGGACGCAGGGTTTGGCTTCCATGCCACTGGTCTGCCGGACGATCTCGGCCACGATGCGGCCGACCTCGAAAGTCCACTTCGCGTTGAAACTGAACCAAACGGTCCTGGCCCTGTGGACGAACAGGTGCAGCCAAGTCTCCAGCAGGTCCACGTATTGGTGATCGGGCAGCTTGTCCTTGTAGGTTTCGTAGCCCAGCCCGATGTTGTCCGGGGGGTCCGCGAAGATCGTGGTCCACGTCTGCCGGTTGCCGTTGAGGTAGTCGAGACAATCGGCGTTAATCAGGGTGTGCATGGATCAATGGCCTCGATGTCTGCCGTGGTAAACGAGAATCTTCACGGCCGTCTCCGCTTCACAACGACGTAGGTGCCCAGCCAGCCGCCAATGATGTAGGCCACCACGGCGGCAAAGCACTTCTCGACGATCAGGACCGTGGAGACGATGGTGCAGAGGTAGAGCAGAGCGCTCAGGTTCGCGGCCGTTACTGGCCGTCGTTGTGTCACGGCGGCAATGCACATGGCCCAAATCAGGTCCATGAGGAAGCCGCAGATGAACGCCAGTCCAATCACCGCCAGCCACGGCATACGTCACTCCGCCAGTTCGCCCGACATGCTGCGGCACACCGGGCACTCAAGGTTCGATAGCTCGCCGTCCGCCGGCACCACAGCCACCCACGTATGCGAACACACCCGGCAGCACGCGAGCCCGCTAATCCAGCCTTTGTGTCCGTCGTCCATTACTTGCCCTTCGCGTAGCGTTCGAGGCAGTCGAGGATGAGCCAACCGAGTTGCGCGAGGAAGCTGCCGGCACAGCCGGCTGCGAACACGATACAGGGCCGGTAGCTCAGCAGAGTCAGTCCCAAGGCAAGGCCACACCAGAAGCCGCCGCACTGGTAGCAGTCCATGACGCGGGCCACTACAGGCAGGCGAGGCTTGATCCATTCATAGACCGGCCTACTGATCTCGCCGTCCACGATGATGTGGGTCATGCCCACGACGCCGAGGATGAAAAGCACGACGTTCATTGCGGCTCCACGTCGATTGCGTCCGCCGGCACCGGCTCCACGGCCCTCTCCTGGCGATTCAAGGAAAACGTGATGGTCGGGATCATGTCGCCAGAGAGCAATTTGTCGCCGTCCCTGACGTATTCGAGGTTGACGGCGCAGCCGTCGATCCCGGATTTATCCGCCACCTGCGCCAGCTTGGCGAAGGCATCGGCCACCTGCTCGCCGCTTATAGCCGATGTCTTGATTCGGTCCAGTAGAAACAGTGGAATGGGCATGGCTTAGTGGATGAACTTGGGACGGGTGACATCGTTGAACCAGTCGTCCAAAGCCGAGCCGCTGGACACCAGGCCCACGGACATTTCTTCCAGGACGGCGCAGCGGGCATCGCTGTCCTCGCGGCTGAGGCTGGAGAAGACATGACCGCTGGTAATGGCCTGCCAGCAGGTCGCCACCTTCGCGGCGAGCGTCTGCTGATAGTCGGCCTTGACCCGGCCGCGATGGCGGGCGTAGCGGAGCGTAGGCGGATTGCCGTCGCCCATGAACTTGGCGCACAACTCTTCAATGCCCAGCACGACGTTCTCGTCGCCGATCTTCTCGCCCAAGAGCCAGCCATAGAGGCAAAGCTGGTCGGCATACTCGTCGTTGCAGAACTCCATGTAGCCGGAGTTGATCGTCAGACCCCGAAAGTCCATCGCCTTGTACATGGCGTGCTCTTTGCCTTGGCTCCGGCTGGGCTTTTCCGACCGGAAGCCGTCCAGACAGATCGCGTAGCCCTTCGATGGGCTGGCCCCGTACTTGGAGCAATAGCCCCGGACCTTCCAGTCGAAAACGCATGAAACGCGGCCTTGGCCCAGGTTTAGAACGAAGCGGCAATCGGGCTTGCCAGTGAAGGGAACGCCCTCGATCTGGCCATCCACCTTGAACTCGAAGCGCGGCGGCTCAATCGACCTGCGAAGCAAGTCGAGCAGGTCGTCGTAGGCCCCGGCCAGCTTGTATGCCTTGAAGACCCGCTTGCCCGCCGTTAAGGCGAAGTCGCGGTTGTGCGGCTCCACCTGACTCTCGAAGATCGCGCCGAACTCGAATTGGGCCGGCATGTCGCGGCCGAAAAGGGCGTGAGCCAGCATCGACTTGACATAGGCATCGAAGGCGCTGCCCACAGCGGCCGGCTGCTCTTGCGGCAGGCGAGGCGCGGGGTGATCGGCCAGATAGCGGATGTAGAATTCGTCCTGGTCCTTGTACCAGAGCGACATCGACGAGTAGCTGAGCGATTTCGGAGTTCTCATGGTGAGGGTCAAACGTGCTTGCCGAACGGAATCTGGTGCCAAATCCGTTCGTGATAATAGAAGAGGATCAACTTCACGATGAAGCAGATCAGCGTGAACACCGCACAGCCGCCCAAGTTGCCGAACGTGGCGTAGGCCAGGGCAAAGCAAACAAGATTCGAGAAGGTTTCCCAGGAGACGGCCTTCACGAAGGACCGCTTGGGCGTGCTCGGGTCAGGCTTCACTTCTTGACCCTCCTGACGATCTTGCGGCCGACGCCGCGATTGGCCGACTCGGCGCAGTTCTCGCCCATCCAGTTGAAGAAGTACCAGCGGTTGAGCCGGTCGATTACCGGATCGTGGGCGACGTGCCGCAGATAGGTCTTTACCTCGTCCCACGTTGAGAAGATCATCTCGAAGGGCAACGTTCCGAAAAGCCAGTCAGGGGTGTGTTCGATTCCCTGCTCGACTCGCACCAGGAGCGGCTTCTTCATCCGGTTCGCCCAGAACAGTTCTTCGTATGTCCCCGTGGCGTGGACTTGCAGATCGAGGTTCACCACGAGGAAGTCGCAGATGTCCACCATTCGCAGATCGACGGGGCGAATCTGCTTCATCTGGTTGCGGACGAACTCGAAGTCGCCGGCCCGCTTCGCCTTGTGGCGCAGTGCGCGGTTTTCCAGGTCTTCCACGCCGATGTCGATAGGCTTGCGGGTCGGGTCGAGCCAGAGAATGTTCAAGTCTTTCAAGCTCTCGATCAGGTCTTGACGCCAACCGACGCCGCCATCCGTCACGCGGTCCATCGCGCCGCAGAGGTAGCCCCGGTTCCAGGCCAGCCGGTTCATCTTGGGCTTCTTCACGGCAGCAACTCCTGGCAGCGGGACGAGCCGAGGCGCGTGCAGCCCAAATCCAAGTAGCGGGCGGCATCGGCGTAGGTCTTGATGCCGCCGCTGGCCTTCACTTGCGCCTCGCCATCAACGGCTGCCAACATGATCTTGACGGCTTCGGGCGTGGCCCCGCTGGGTCCGAAGCCCGTCGATGTCTTCACGAAGTCCACGCCACACTTGACACACAGACGGCAGGCTTCATGGATTTGGTCCGGCGTGTAATAGCACGTCTCCAGAATCGCCTTGACGAGCACGTTCCGTGGGCGGGCCGCCTTGACGATGCCGGCGATGTCCCGAAGGGCTTCGTGGCGGCCGTCGAGAAACTGGCCGTAGTTGACCACCACGTCCAGTTCCTTCGCTCCGTAATCCATTGCCGCCAGCCTTACCCAGTGGCGAAGTCGCAGTTTCATTGGCGCGCAGTGCGAAACAGTTGATGGTTGATAGCAAAGTGACTGGCTACTCTTTCACGTAGCCTTCACCTTCGGCCCAGCCTTCTAGCTCGCCGGTGCCGAAAACCTCAGCCGGGTTGTAGGTTCCCCGGACGAAATCGAGAATGTTCCGTTCCGAGTACACCCATCAGAACACTCCCTTCGCCTTGGCCACGATCGCCCCGATGAAGCAGACGCCGCAGACCGTGATAACGGCCACGACCGGCGGGCAGGTCATGGTCACGACCACAGCACCGGCCAAGAGGGAAATCACGAGGGTCACGAGTCCGGCCATGTTATTCACCCTTCAAGCGTTTGATGGTTTGCAGATAGTGGCTCTCGCAGTTGCGGCAGTCCCGGCAGTAGGCCGAGTCGATGCTGCTGCACATGCTCACCAGCCGTTTGCCGGCGTAACGGGACATGACCCAGCGCATGAACTCCTTGGTCGGACACCAGTAGGAATTGATGTGCCGCACGCGCCACTGGTAGCACTCGCCCGTGAAAAGCAGGTCGGCGGGCACCTGCGGCTCGTGGTCGTAGTAGGCCATGAAGGTAATCACCACCGGCACCTGGGCGGCGGTCCAGGCAGCCACGGCCTGATCCACCAGCCGCAGATTGGTTGCCGACGTGCGAAGGCGCACGAACATCAGGTTGGCGGTCGGCGAGTGCCAGTCGTCGCCGTGCCGGTTCGGCATGGCGTAGCTGCCTTCTTGTTCCTCCTTGGGATTGGCCGTCAGTACGACGGGGCCGGGAAAATCGAAGCGGGGAATCGACGTGTTGAAGAAATAGCGCCGATACCGTTTGGCGGCGTCGATCACCAGGTCGCGCTGGTTGTTGCTGTCGTTGCCGCAATTCATCCGCACGATGCCGTCGCCCACTTCTTCGGGCGTCGGGACGTGTGGGCGGTCGATGGGCACGTAGTACGCCCCCGGCCGGTTGTAGAAGCACTGGTTGCAGCCGATGGGGCATGGCCCGATCTGGGGAATGCAGTCGAAGAACGGCGTGCCTTCCTGTTTCGGGTTGCGTTTGAGTGCCGAGGCCCTCGCTGGCTTGCGTTTCGAGGCGGAATTGACCGAGGTGATCTCGTAGCAGGAGTCCGAGCGGTTGACGACCTTGTAGTCGAACTTGCCTTCCAGCCGAAGCTGCCGAAGGATACGATCCGGGGAGGCGGGGGCAATCTGTGTTCGGGCGGCGATGTAGTCATGCAAGTCCTGGATGTAGAAACGCGGCTGCGCAGTCTGCCAGCGGTCTCGCACGAACCTTTCCACCAGATCGCCGATGTTGGCTTGGACACGCGACAGTTCTGCGGCTTGACTCATGGTGCGAACCTCAGTGGTCGGATCAATCGCTCAGATATTGGTGAACGGGACTTGGCGAGGGACGCCTTGCCGCCGTACTGGCGATAGGTTGTCGTGGGCGTTGCGGTCACTCGGCGTCTCTCCGTCGCCAATACCGAGCCTCTTTGGGAACGCCGTCATCGGTCAGTTCGCGGTACTTGAACGTGACCGTCTGGCCCTTCTTGAATTGCTTGCCTTCGGCCCAATAGGGAGTGTCGATGCCGGGGTTGTTGATGGCCCAATCGCGGGCCATTGGGTCGGCGAATTCCCGCTCGGTGTCGGTCAGGCCCGCCAGTTCCAATCGCTTGCCTTGGTAGTCCACAATCAGGGCACCGATCCGGCCCAAGAGCCGGCTGCCTTTGGCAGTCTCACGTCCGCTGGTGAAGCCCACCACGCGGGCTTCGGCGTCCTGGAACGGCTTGTACTTGAGAATGGACCTGTGGCGTTTCGGCGTCCAAATGGCGTCAGGATTGCGAATGACCACGCCTTCGCCGCCCTGGTCCAGGACTCGTCCCAGGTACGCTTCCACCTGGTCGCCGGCCGCATCGGGAACGTCGATCAGCTTCGTCTGCGGATGGAGGTAGCAGACCGAGGCGTCGGTGTTCTCCAAGGCCGTATTGAGGACAGCCAGTTCCTTGCCGAAGGGCTGGCCGGGTTGCAGGAAGCGGAAGTCATCGCCAAGGCAGCGCTTCGGATGGGGCACGCCCTCGAAGCGCTCGCCTCGGGAATTGAGCCGCTGTCTGATCCACGCCTCGATGGCGAGGTAATCGACGTTGCAGACCATGTTGGCGTTCTTGATCTGCCCGGTGCCAAAGACGCATCCGAGTGGTGGGCTGGAATAGACGGCGAAGACGATCTTGTCGAAGCGGTCGTCGGGTGTGTCGCCGCCGCAGATCGACCGGCAGAGTTGGAACTTGCCCCGTCCCGCCCACAATTCGCCATCCAAGGGACAGCAGGGAAGCTGATTGAGCCACCAGTCCGGTGCCATGATCGGATTGCCGTAGCGGCTCCACAGCCCGGTCGCTACGGGCTTGATCTTCGCCTTCCTCTGACCCGTCTTGGGGTCGATGATCGAGGCCCAGGGCACCTCCTCGGTGGGCAGGCCACGGGTCAGGCCGCCGTCCCAAAAACAGCGGGTGCCATCCAGCTTCTCCGACACAAACCAGCCCGCCACGTTATGCTTGCGCGGGTCGTAATGATCGGCCAGTTGCAGAAATTCGCGTCGCGCCATCAGTAACACCTGTCCGAAAGCAGGGATCGGAGGAGCAATTCCACGTCGGTTGTCCGCCGCGTGCGGACCCGTCGCTCTATGGCCGCTGGCCGGCTGTAGACCATCAGGCTGGGCCAGCAAGCCGCGCGCTCCACCCAATCAGCCGGAATGAACTCAACGACGTGCATGTAGGTTTCACCGCACAAGATTCGTTAGTCTCTCCGCTGGGAGATCGTAAATCCGGGTGACTTCTGGAGTGCCGCCGCGAGTTTTTCTTCCAAATACGAGCGGGGGTCTAAAGCCCAAAGTTCATTCCAGGGCCTTGGGACGGTGATGGCGTGGCCGCCGTTGGCCTCGAACCGCTCAATGTTCTCGCCGTAGTCGTCGATCAGCAGGGAGTCGGAACGAGCGAAAAGGTGCTTCCGGGGCGTGATGGCGTACTGCCGGTGCATCCACTCGGGAAAGTGGTCGTGAATCCACTCCAGTTTTCCCGCCAGGCAGTCGGGGTCTTTCGTCGGCGAGGTGGCGATGCAGACGTTCTCGCGGCCAACGGCTTGCGCGCAGGCATCCAAGAGCCAAGGGAAGAAGTCGGACTCTGGCACCTTGACCCAGACGGAGCGCGGGATCGACGCCCAGAGCGTGGCCGGGGTGTAGCGCGGCCCACCCAACATGGCGTTCGCGGCGTCCGAGATATTGAAGCCATGCGCACGCGGATAGCGCGCATAGTCGCTCGGGCCGATGTTGCCGCCAACCGAGTGCAGCACGAACGGTGCCAGCGTATTGCACACGTCGTCCAAGTCCAGGAAGATGCGCCGGATCATTCGTTGCGCAGGGCCTCCAGCTTGCGCTGCACGCGGGCGTCAAGTTGCTTGGCCATCCGTTGCACGGCCATGCGGGATTTGCCAATGGCGGCCCCAATCTCAACGAGTGTGTGGCCCGCTTCCCGCATGGCAACAAGCGTCCGCTCGTCTTCACAGGCGCAACACGAGTCGATCAGATCGCGGATTTCTAGTTCCTCTTGGTAGGAGGGAACCTCGAACCGCTCGGGGATGGCGTTGCAGACCTCGGGTGCTTCAAGCTCTTGACCATTCGCACGGGCGCGATACTTGGAACGAGCAGGCAGCCGGATGGTGTGTTCTGCGTCAACCAATTCTCCAAGTTCACGATTGATCCACATGCCAATGAAATCAGTTGGCGCAACGGGATCAGTGTTGCGCGGTCCCTCGCCGCGGGCCATCTTGTTGACCGCTTTGACCAGCCCGACGCATCCAGCGCTGACCAAATCATCGCGGAGATGTGCAATACTCGGGAACGAGCGGATGAAGGCTTCCACCTTCGAGAGCACGAGCGGCATGTTGCCGCTAATCATGGTCTCACGGGCCTTCTTGTCGCCGGCCGCAACGCGCGGGTGCAAGTCGGCGTTCTTCTCAGCAGTCCATGTCTCGCTGTTGGTCGCACAGTGCAGACCGGCAACTAGGTTTTCGTTGTACTGGTTACTCACGGGTGCGCTCTCCAACGGGGTCAATCCGCCAGGCACAGCGGGTGTAGAACTGGTGGGCCTCGCAGGCGAGGCGGGAGTAGTCGTAGACCGACCCCTTGGGGTCGCAGATGCGGCCGTGGTCGTAGGCGACAACATGGCCGAAGCGCACGCCGCGGCCGTCAATCACGCCGCGACTCGCCCGGATCGTCTCCTCGAACCGCCGCCAGTTGTTGTCTGCATAGAGCACCGTCTTGTGCGGCCCACCTTCCGTGGGTTGCAGGACGGGGAACAGTTCCACCGGCGTGACGGCGAAGCCGCGGGCCAGGGCGACTTGGATTGGCTCTTGGATGTGGAAGCACCGCCGGCACAGCGGCTCGGACAGATTGGGGAAGACGATCTCGCTGCCGTCGTGCCCAATGGCCGCGAGCAGATCAGCGATGGGCATGTCCAAGGCCATTGCGAAAGCCAGAGGCATACACATCCACGGTTCGGGACGTTGTTGTAGTTCCATAGGCGCAGGGTTTCTCCGCAGTTGGCGGTTCTTAGCGGGTTGAAGAGAGACGACGGGCTACCAGCCTTCGCGGTCTAGCTCGTCCAGCAGGGCGTCGATGTCAGGAACCTGACCCCAGGACGCCTTCCAGTAGTCGCGCCAGTTGGGCGGCGCGAACAGCTTGTCGTATTCTTCTTGTGCGGCGGCGGTGAGTATCCAGATGCCGATGCCAAAGGCTTCCCACACCGGCCATTTCAACTTTTGCGCCTTGGTGAAGCTGTAGTTCTTCCCCGGCCGTTTCACGTCGATCCATCGCTGGCCCCATTTGGGATGCGCGATAAACAGGTCGGGTATGCCCATCTGGAAGGCGTTGCCGATCATCCGCTCGACGTGCCAGCCTCGAATCTTGAGGTAGGCAATCAGCGATTGCTGGATGTGCCACTCTTGGCTGTGCTTTGGCCGGCGAATGTCACCCACTACTTCATCATCTCCGGCGCTCTGATCTTGACCTGCGTGGCTCCCGATTTCTTTTCCGCCCAGTTGTTCATTCCCTCGCACCAGTCCATGCCGATCAGCGGCACGTAGGGGCGGAAATGCTCGACGGAATCCCGGACCACCTCCGTGACGCTCGAAACCGTGTCCGGCCTGGTGACGCACATGATCTCGTCGTGGATGTTCATGGGGGCAACATGCCAGTCATGGACGCCTACCGGCTGCAAGTCCCAAATCTTGCGCTGGACGTGCTTCGTGATTTCAGCGCCGGGCGATTGGATTTCGTGATTTGCCGCCGCCCGCATATTGGCCGCCTGCATCGAGAAGGCCGCGCCGTAGAGGGCCGAGGAGACGGCACCGCCGGCCGTCTGCACGCGATCGCGGCGGACGACCTTGACCTTGCAGTCCTTCCAGTGCTTCGGCGGGTTGCGGGCCAGGTCGAAGATCGCGCGGGCGATGCGATTCTCCAAGGTGAAGTAGCGGCGGAATCCCAGCATGGTCTCGGCGTAGTCGGCGGGGTCTTTCCAGACCACCTTCGTGCCGATGCCGGCCGGCTGGGTCATGGAGCAGAACGAATCGGCGACCCGCTTGCGCCATCGCTTGACGCCCGTGAACCGGCTGCCAAAGTTCTCGATGGCCGCCTTGGCGACCTCTTCGCTGATGCCCAAACGGTTGACCAGCGTGCTATGGTCGCCGCCGTAGAGCATCGTGCCGAAGAAGCCCTGCTTGCCCTTCGTGTACATATCGTTGGTCGTGCTGCCGTCGCTCGACTTGACCTCTTCGTAAGTCGTGCCGGGGAAGATCGCCATGCCGAACAGGGCATGAATCTTCCGGCCAGCAATCAACTCGGCGCGCAGTGCCTCGTCGTTGCACACGGCGTCGGCGATTGTCACCTCGAAGGAACTGAAGTCGCCGCCGCAGAGCAGATACCCGTTCCAGGCCAAGGGGAACGTCTGCCGGACTTCCTTGGTGTGCTTGATCCCCTGGGCATTCAGGCCATCCGCTCCGGCCATGCGGGACGAGAGGGCACCAATCACGACAAACGAGGCGTGGAACTTGCCGGCCAAGAGCAGCTTGTCGTATAGCTCGATTTCCTTGGCGGCGAACTTGACGCCGAGGATCTCCTTGGCACGGACGCCTGCCGGATGCCGGCCCACCTTCAGGTGGCCCGCGCCGCCGCAGCGTGCGCAATGCGCGTCGTCGCCTTGACACTTGCCGCACGGCTCTGGCTCGCCGACGTAGCAGGCACCTTTACATTCTGGGCACGTGTCCGTTTCCTCGTGCAGATGGCCCTTGCCCTTGCACCTCGGGCACAACTGGCCGATGCCCCATTTGCTGATCGCTTCGAGGTTGGCCTTCTTCGTGGAGGTGTCGAGAATCAAGTGCTCGGTGCCATCCATCGCGGCCGTGATGTAGGCCCGGACCTCCCCCGGTTTGTTGATGTTCACGGGGCTGGCAGCCACGGTGGCTTCGGCCTTCGCCTTCAGGGCCTCGATCCCTTCGCGGTTGATCGTGAAGCCGTGCCAGCGAACGGCCGCCACCATGCAGGTCAGGGTCGAGTCGTTGTCCCCCGGCTCGGGGCAGCCGAAGTGCTTGTCCAGCGCCCGCGTATAAACAATGTCGTCGGTGGCGTACTCGCGCGCGTCCTGGCGGGTCGCCCAATGGTCAATGAACTGCCGAATCACGCCGGGCCAGGCATACTTCGTGACTCTCTTGCCCGTGCCGCCCTCTTCGTCAGTCTCAATCGCCCAGCCCTTTTCGGGAGTGGACACGGCCAGGGCTGTGGGCGCATAGCCCAACTCGTAGGGTCGCCACGCCGGGGGCGGCTCCACGTCCTTGTAGTGATACTTGGGTTTGAGCTTCAGGGCGTGCTCGGCAAGGAATTTGAGGCCGCCGGCCGGATTGAACTTCAAGACGACATCCTTGAACTCCGTGTCGAGATCGCCAAAGGAATCGTGGCGGTCGAAGACCTGCCACTTGGGAGCTTCCGGGTCGGCCGAGCGGGCGAAGTAGATGTTGTCGAACTGGACGCGGGCCTCCAACTCGCGGGCCAGGGCATAGGCCAGCGCCGTGGGCACTCGCTTGATCCTGACATCCTCACGGGCCATGAGCGACTGGTAGGGGCCTTTGCGACTGTGGAGCATCAGGTCCAGGACCGCTGCCGGCTTGACGCACGGGCCACCCTGTCCCTGGGGCTCCAGCATGGCGATCTCGTCGATGTGCTCTTCGGGTATCCAGTCCGGGTCGCAGAGGCGGAAGATCGTGTAGATTTTGCAGACGTGGAACCAGTCGAAGGACAGGTTGAAGCCCACGACCGTGTGCTGGCAAATCCACTCGACGAGCGCCAGCGTTTCGCGGATCGGCCTCCGCCAGACCTCGTACAGGACAATGGGGCCGTCTTCTACGGCGTACTGCAACAGCACCATCATGCTGTGCAGCCCGCAGGTCTCCGTGTCGAGGTAGAGTTTTGGCGGATGCTCGCTCATTCAGAAGACCTCGTAGGACCAACGGCTGCCATCTTCATGCTTCCCGCTTACGCTGGCGGCCGTGACCGGCTTCGTGCGATAGAGGCCGTTGCGGAACCGTATTTCCAGGGTGAGCCCTTTGCCGATCCAGGAGGGGATCGGTGCTGCCGGACTCGACCAATGGAAGCCGTGAAGCACTTGCCCCACGGTGGCAATCCGCAGTGCCGGATCGCTGGAACTGATCTCCACAATGCCGTGGACCGGGTACATGACCCGCATCTCATAGAGATAGGGGTCAGCCTCCAAGAGGATGGTGGCATCCGCTTTCAGTCTTCTTATGTCGATCCCCGGCTCAGCCGGCGGCTTGATCGGCGTGTTCATCAAGATGTCACTCCGCTGGGAGATCGGGATGTCTCGCGCTTTCTGGAGTCGCCGCCTCAATTTCTTTCAGCAATGCCTCGTCAGAGACCTGACCAGCGCACCACGCGGCTACACGGGGCGGCAGGCCGCTGATGCCAACGGCCAACATCCGTTCGATCATGCGGTTGATTTCTTCGCGCGGCCGGACGTTGCGGCGGCGTTTATACGTCCTGGCAAGACCCGGCAGGAACTTCCCCTTGCCGCGCTGCCGCGCCTCGGCGATCTTGTCGGCAGCCGCGATCTGCTCGTCGGCCGACTCGATGCCTGCCAGCGTGTCCAGATTCCACTGCGAAAGCAGACCAGCAGCGGCCTTCTGCTGAATGGCCTCCGGCATCCGCAACAGCCGCACGCGGACCCAGACCCATCGCGTGTCCCGCTTTAGCTCGCGGGCCGCCTCCCGCACGCTCGCCCCTTTGGGATAGAGGTTCTGGATCGCACGGGCCTCTTCCAGGATGTTCAGGCTCTTGCGTTGCAGGTTCTCGACCAGATTTAGCATCCGGGCTTCATGGTCGCTCAAGCCCTCGCAGACGTAGGCCGGTATCTCCGTCCATTTCAGGAACTCGGTCACGGCCCGGAAGCGACGGTGCCCAACGATCAGGCGGTACTGGCTGCCGGGTTCCTCCGTCCAAGGCTGGACGGCGACCGGGCAGATCAGCCGCCCTGCCTGGGTGATGCTCTCGGCAAGTTCTCTGACGGATTGCAGCGTGAACTCGCCGCGACAGTTGAAGGTGGCGTCATAGTAGATGGTCGCCGCCGGGATCGGATACGCCTGGTACTGTTCCAGCGGTTTCATCGCAAGGCACGGGAAAAAAGCGCCGGCCGGTTGCTGGGCAGCCATTCCCAGACGGCTGCGCTGCCGTCGTCGTTGATCCGCACGAAAGTATCATTCGTCCTTGCCCAAGTCCCAGTGTTGAAGTGGTAGTCGCCGACGCAGCCCGGCTCGTGTGTGTGACCGTAGACCACCACGTCGGCCCCAACCTCCTTGCGATACGCTTCTACGCCATCGAGCATTTCATCCATGCGGCCGTGCTGAAGGGTCAACTTCCGCCAGAGTGTCAAGGCCCCTTCCAGCGTGCCGACGAACTGGTCTTCCACGGCATGATGATTCGTCGAGAACGGCCCCCGGTTGCGGTCTTCCAACAGACCGGAGATGATCGCGGTAATCTCGCCGGTGCCGGGGTTGGCGTCACGGCAATACGGGTCGGACTCGTGCCCGTGGAGGAAGGCAAACCGCCGACCGCCGATGGTCGCCTCGAAGGCCCTGGACATGGCAGGCAACGTAATCCCCTGCAATCTGATCTGAGTGCCGATGAAGTCGATCAAGGCGTTGTCATGGTTGCCGACTACCCACAAGGCCCCCAACGAACCCATGTGTGCGATACGTGCCAGCAGGTCTTGATAGGCGCGAATCGACCGGCTCAGGTTGACTTGCCACCAATCGAACAGATCGCCCAGGACATAGAGGAGGCCGCCTTCGGCCTCCACATAGTCCAGGAACTTATGGAAGCGGACCTCGCGGCCCTCCACCGCGAAGTTGTCGCGGTAGCCCCGGTCGCACAGATGCAAGTCGCTCACGCAGAAGATGGACATGGGCTCTCTCCAGGATTGAGACTGTAGCGGCCGAGGTCGTCACGCATGGCCTTCTCCCGCATAGCGGTGCCACAATCGGTTCAAAGTCTCTTCGATTCCATAGAGCGAGTAGACAAGCGTGTGTGGCTCGCCGAAGGCGAACAGCAGACGGTAGACGCATTGCGGATCGTCGCGCATCCCGACGTACCGATTGCGATGCACCAGGACACGTTCCTGTCCATCCACCGGACCTCCGACAAAAAGGGCGCGGTACTTCACCGTTGCTGAACCTCGCTCAACACGTCCAATCCGTCGCTCAGGCAGAAGTGCAGTTCGTCATAGCTGGCCATGACGATTTGCCCTACGGGGAAGACGACCCGTGCCATGTCACCGTCACGCAGGATCATTTCCTCCGTGACGCTCCACTTCTCGATGCACTCGCCGTCCCGGTGGTGCTCGATGGTGCATGTGGTCATAAGCGCCTCGCAGGTCTACAAGTCGGCAGGCTTCCCAGTGCGGCACGCAATGGCGAGCGCCTGCTTGATAGCTTTCTTCTTGGCGGCCTCGCGGCTCGCCGTGTTGCCGAACACGTAGATGTACTTGGCACCCGTAGTGCCATACTGAATCGCCGGCTTCCCGTTCTTCGTTGTGCGATGGATCGGCACGATCTTCTCCGGGTCAGGTCTTCAGCGGCCCCACGTCGCGGCCACCGTCGATCACGTAGCGCCTGGGGCCGCTCTTCTCGTTCTCGTGGCGCAGCTTGCAATTCATCCGCCAGGTGATGCCGTGCTTGGGATTGACGCCGTGAAGCCACTGCGACGGCTCGCGGTAGCCGGACAAGGAGTTGTAGGCGAAGGCGTCGGTGCCCACCCACGACCCGTTGACTAGCAGTTCGCCGTCCACGTCGGACAGGACGCTGGCGGCATGATGATGGCCGACGCAGAAATAGCGGCAGCGCTGGGCACCGGCCGCCGCACCCAGGGCAATCAGGCCCTTTTGCCGGCGGACCATGCCGTACCACGGGATGCCCAGGTTGGAGCGAACGTCGTCGCCGTGCGCGATGTTGAAGCCGACGCCGTTGATGTTGACGTTGGCGCTCCACGCATCGGGGATCGTGAAGTGGACGTTCTCCACGCCACGACAATGCAGACGTGCGACCTCGCCGACCAGATAATCCCAGTTGTCGTGCGCGCCGAGGTAGTCCTTCTTGGGTGTCCGCCGGCCGTGGTTGCCGGCTAGATACAAGACATGGACCTCCTCGAAGTGGGCGGCCAAGTCGCGGTACATCAGGGCGTGCAACTGGCCGATGGCGAGGCAGTTCTTGAACTGGTTGCGGTAGTAGCTGCGCTCGCACGCCTTGTGGATTTCGCCACTGGTGAAGTCGCCGTAGGCCAAGACCCACAGCACCGGGAAGTAGAACTTGGGTGCGAGCGTGTCCTGGGTCCATTCCACGACCGTGTTGACGTACCGCTCGGCGCGACAACACGAGACGGGGAAGTTGTAGTCTTCCAGCCCGCCTACCTGATCGGGAACCACGACCTGATCGTGGTGGCCGTCCGACAGGTGCATGACGCAGTGCTCGACGATCTGCGCCTTGCGTCGGTACTCGAAGGCCGGCGGCAGTGGCTCAAACGGCTTGATGCGTTGTTCCATTTCCGCAACGACAGCCTTGAATAGGCCGGCGATCTTCGCCCCGGCCTTGACCTTCTGCCGTTCGCGGTTTCGCTCATCGGTCAGGTGGACGATCTCGGCCTCCAACTCCAAGACCCGCTTGTCAGTCGGGTCGTAGTCCGGGAGAGTCTTGTGCTGGCCGCCGGCCCGCTTGGGCGTCGGCGGTTCCCCGCTCGGCCACTGCACGTCTTTATGGACCCGGCCCGTGGCGATGTCGGACACGATGGAGCGACTGACCTTGAATCGCCTGGCAATATCCGGCTGCGTGACGCCATCCGTGATGGCCTGCTTGATCTTCTCAACCTTCTTCTTGGTCAGCTTCATGGTGTGTCCTTGTCTTAGTCGAAGGCCCAGGCATCCAGGCGCTTGTCCTGTGATTCTGGATTCTGTCTGGCTTTCCGCCGGTTCTTGCGATGGAGCGCCTTCTTGAAGTCGCGTTTCGCCTTCGGGGCGTCACAGGCCCGCGTCGTTCGCTTCCAACTATTCGGTCGTCCCATCAGCGGCCTCGCAGAGCAGCCCACAGAAAGCAGAACGCATACGCCGCCGCCAAAGGGACCACTCCATTGCCGAGAAGGCGGAGCCAATGGGCACGGTTGTAGAGGGTACGGTGATCCACACACCTGTTGCTGCGCTGAAGGATTAGAGAGGCCGGATGGCGCTGCCCGCCGCCACCCGGCTCAAGTGCTGTCGGTCACAAGAGGCAGAACAAGGGGCAGATCAAGAGGGACGGCCTCAAGAGGACCGACGCCCCGCGCGGTTGAACAGTCGCTCGACCCAGTTGATGGCGTCGTTGAAGGTGAACGGCGGCTTGAAGGCAGGCGGCTCGTCGGGGCCGGCGGCCGGATTGCGGTCGGGATAGCCGCCCGGCGACTGGCCGGCGTCTTCCACCGGGATCGCGTCGATCTCTTTCAAGCTGGGCATCGGCACCGTGGGGTCGATGGCCCATTCGATCTTCGACTGCTTCGCCCAGGCATGGATGCGCCGCACGGGAACAATGAAATTGAAGCCCTGCAACTGCATGACGCCCTGCGTCAACATGCCGATGTATAGGCCGTTGTCCTTCAAGTACATGCCACCGCCAGAGGAGCCGGGGAACGAGACGGTCGTGACCTGATCGAAGACCTTGACGTTGGCACCCTTCATGGGCAACGTGCGGCCGACCTGGGAGAGAACGCCGGTCGTGTAGCTGTTGGCCCCGAACTGGCCCAGAAGACTGCCGCAATGACTCAGATCGACGCCGATGGGCGGGATGTAGTTCGGGTCTATGTGGAACTTGGCGGAGATGTTCAGAGGGTACGCCCCTTTGCAGCGGACCATGAGCACCGCCAGGTCTTCGCCGTAGTCGGCATCGCTGACCTTGATGATCTTGCAGTCGTACTTGACCTCGCCCACGCGGCGGCCGTCTTGCTGCCGCTCCTGGACGATCTCGGCGTCCTTGTACTCGACGAGAATCCTCGGGGTTCCTTGCGGCGTGACCACGGTGCGCGTCGTGCGAAGGCCATCGACGACATGCGCGGCCGTCCAGACGAAGGTCACGGTATCGTCGCCCACCTGCCGGGTGACGAGGGTGCCGGAGCCTTGGGCGCGGCCCGCCTTGATGGTAACGCTCACCTTCTGCAAATCATCGGGGACACCGGCGACCGCCGGGCCGGCAGCCAGGGCGATCAGGGTCAGGACCAACAGCACGTACTTCATCGTTGCAACTCCAGGGGTCAGAAAAGGTTTTGCAGATCAATGCCAGACTCGTCGAATTCGGCCGAACTTCCCAAGATCGTCCGCGTCGTCCCGGTCACACGAATCGCCAAAAGGGTCTTCAGGCTCGTAGGTGACTTCAACTTCTACCTGGCTGTCGTACTCCGGCCGCAAGTGCTGAACGAGGGCCGTGACAATGGTGTCGCCCACGGCTTCGTCATGGCCCCAATATCGAAAACGAGACTCCAAGAGCACCACGGCCTCGCACTCGACGGCCACGTCTTCATCCGCTTTCACGAACTCCAAATCGCAAATCGAATCTGACAAGACCCATCGCAACACGCTTCGCACGGATGCTTGCGTGACGGCACGCTCATATCGGCCTTCGGCAAGCACAATTCGGCATCGAACACGACTCACGATGCGACCTCCTCCACCGACATCTCGCCTTCTTCACCGGCATCCTTCCAATCGACGCCTTGGAGGAATTCACCCATCGTCATTAGCTCCAACTTTCGGTTGGCGCGGATTACGTCGAGCACGCGGCTGTCACTCGGCAGATGGATCAGGTCCACGATGGTGCATCCCAGGTTCTCGTCCATGCCCTTGCGGTGGATGCGGTCTTCACTTTGCACCCGGTATTCAGGCTTCCAACTGTTGGACCAGTACACCGCCATGCGGGCCTCCACCAACGTCAGGCTCATGCCGCCTGACTCCGGGTTGGCCACAAAGGCAACCTTGCCGTGGCCTTCCAAGTTGGCCCAGTAATCCAGTGGTTCTTCTTCCGTCGCCAACGCGCCATCCGGGCCGTCGCTCTTGGCGCGAAACACCTGGAAATTCCCCTGGTCGCAGCGCACCACGTCCCACTTTTCCTTGAGGCACAGCCTGACGATGCGATCCACCGAGCCGGTGAAGCCGGCAAAGATCACCAGCCGCCCCACTTCCTCGTTCTCGTCCAAGAGCATCTTCAGGGCGGCGTCCTTCGGACACGGGACTTCCCGCGCAACACGGACCATCCGCGGCACTTCCCGCTTGCCACCGCACGCCGGGCAAGGAACGGTCTGCCTGACCAACCGGGCCTTCAACTCGGGGTCCAGCAAGTCGATGGCCTGGTAAGTGGCCTCGGGATCGTCCGGGTCCACCCACTCGGCGGCGGTGCCGTCCGTGCAGTGAGTGCATTTCGTCACGCCGTCTTGCTGTTCGCGGTACTGGAAGCCGTCGCTCAGTTCCCGCAGCAGGGTCATGCCCGTCACGGCATTGGGTGCCGCGCCGACAAGGGCCTCGGCCACGCGCAACGTGCTGGCGGACGGCTTGCAAACGATCTTGCGGTATCGTTTCTCGGGCAGTTGCAGGCAGTCCTTCTTGTGCTTGATGACGACCAGCCCTTTGAGCCGGTCGTAGAGGTAGGCAACCTCGTTGGTGCTGGGGACGAACTTGTGGTAGCTGTCCGGGTCCGTTACGCCGTCCAATTCGTGCGGTCCCTCCTCGAACGTCTCTCCACACTGGACGCATTTCCGCTCGTCGTCCTTCCAGCCGATCCGCTTCTTGAACTTGCCGGCATCGAACTGCTGCTCGACCATGAAGGCCAACCGCTCTTCCATCGCGCGGCGGCTGCCCTCTTTCAGGAAGCCCGGCCAGGCAATTTCGCACTGGCTCCACCAGTCGCACGGCGTCTTCGGCGACGGCGTGCCCGACATCTCGATCACGTAGCCTTCGTGGCCATACTTCGCGCGGATCAGGTCTGCGAGCTTCTGGCAGGCTTTGGAGCGTTGCGAGGTGTCGTTCTTGCACCGGCTCGATTCATCCGCCACGAAGAACCGAGGCAAGGGCTGCGAGGCGTCCCACTCGTCCATGACGCGGACCAGACCTTCATAGGTGAAGAACTCCACCTGGATGCGGTCGAAGGGAAAACCCCACAGCTTGAACTCACGCTTGATGTTCGGAATGCTGGTCTTCGGCCCCGCCCACCACACTAGATCGACGCCCGACTTCTCAATTACCATTTGGGCGGCCAGGGTCTTGCCCGTGCCCATCTCGGCACCGAATATCTGGTAGTGATATGTCAGGCCAGCGTCGGCCATGTCTGCCTGATGTGGCATGAAAGTCTGCGGCACGCCGCCGCGCATCAGCGGGCGGTACTCGTGACGCACAAGCGGGCGGTCGAACCAAGCGTAGACATCCTCGCCGCAGAGATAGCCGATCTGGAAACGGTTGCGCTGGCAGTCGTCCACGGACCACACTTTGCTCTTTGCGTACTCGCCCTCATCGTCGTAGCCGTGGAAATGCGCGCCGCGCATGGCCTTGACTTCCGACATCAATCCGTAGCGGGTCTTCGTGCCGACCTTGCCGTCCCAGAAGTAGATGCGGCCATCCTTCCTTTCCAACAGCACGGGCACACGAATCCTCGTGCCGCTGGATGTCTGGGCTTCAACCTTCACGGATTCAAGCGACATGCAATCTCCCTCGGGCGATCTCGCAGTTGTGTTCGGTCAACTCGACGCCGATGCAGCGGCGGCCCAGGCGCTTGGCGGCCAAAAGCGTGGTGCCGCTGCCGGCGAACGGGTCCAGAATCACGCCGCCATCCGGGGTCGAGAGCAGGGTCAGCAGGTACTCCATGAGGGCCAGTGGCTTAACGGTCGGATGGTCGTTGCCCGACCCGCGCTCCGTGCGTGTCGCTTTAGCACAGTAGAAGAACCGGCTCGCTCCGCCGGAGTCGCCGTAGCTCACCTGCACGTCGCCCGCCCTGCCGATGCCGCCGTGATAGCCGTCGCCCGACTTGGTGCGGACGCAGTTGGTGCCGCTGGTTAGCGTGCCGGTCTGTGCATCGAGTTGGACCGCCACCTTGTCGTCAAGCAACAGATTCGCCGGCCACCGTCCGCACTCCGATCCGCCTACAGGTGAGCGATTCGTGCTGGCCCAGCCGGCATCCGTTAGGCTGTCGCCGCGCTTGCGCACCGTGCTTTCGGTGCCGATCCGGCAAGCGTCGATGTTCATGCCGGCCACACCCCAGGTCAGGGCGTTGTGGGCAATCGTGCCATCCAGCGGTTTCATCGCCAGGACGATTGGCTCCCAGGCCGGCTTGAGGGCCATTGCCCAACCGGTCCACCGCGCGGCCTCGGGAGTGGCGGGAGCCGTTATCTGCGCTGCGCGAAGCCGGGCGTCGGTGCCAGGGGCATGAAGGCCGTTTCCACCGCCGTAGCATCCGTTCCCCTTGCCCTCGTGCAAGTGGTAGCCGGGACGGTCGAGCTTGTCGCCAATGACCTGTCGCTCCGCACCTTTCGATTTGTCAATCAGTTTGCCGATGTCGCCGCACTTGGGCATCCCCTGCCCATAGAGCCACATCAGCGCGTCCCGAATCTCCCACCCGGCGTCCTCGATTGCGCAAGCCAGTCGGTGATAGGTGCGTGTACCGCCAAACGCCAGCAAGAGAGCACCGGGCTTGGACACGCGGGCGATCGCCCGCCAATACTCGGGGCCAGGAACCTCGTGGTCCCAGTCCTTCTCCATGAAGCTGAGCCCGTAGGGCGGGTCCGTCGCCACGAAGTCTACCGATGCCTCGGGCAGCGTAGGCAGCACGTCGAGGCAGTTGCCGCAGTACAGGCTCAGGTTGTTCTGCTCGAAGAAGGGCTGCATGATAGGCGCTGACTCGAAAGCAATGACAGTCACTCCGCTGGGAGATCGTAAAACGGACCTGAATCTGGAGTGCTACCGGCCCCTTTTGTCTTCCAAGAGCAGAAAAGTCTGGTCCGGGGCACTGCGGGGCGAGTAGTCGCCCCAAACGTTCAGGCCGGCGGCCGTGAAGAGGCCGTGCAACTTGTTGAAGCAGTGCCGGACGGGCGTAGGGATGCCTTTGCTGCATCCCGAGACAACGGCATCCCGCCACTGGGAGAGAGTGCCGGTGACGACGGCTGCCTGGACGCCCCGCACGACCGTTTCCACCACGACAAACGACATCCCCGCGCAAAGCTGAAGGATGTCGAGCATGTCCCGCTCGTCGGCTCCGATGAAGGCGCTGAACGAGACGTGCTTCAGTAGATGGGGCGACAGTCCTACGGGTGCCCGCTCGTCGCGCATCGCCGCCAGGCAGCTTAGGAACCGTTCGGCATCTGATAGTTGCCGCCGGCAAGCATCCGAAGGCGCAGCCGGCGAGCGGCCCAACACCTTATGGCTGAGGCCAATGAAGGTGCGGAAGTCAATGCTGGGGACTTGGATCAATACGGCGTCGGGCATCATGGTTCCACAAAGGCTCCGCTTGCTGGAATCCCCTTCACCGACAATCCGGTTGAGGCCGTGGCACACCTGTTCCAGCTTCCCACGGTCAGGCCGCGCTTAGGCCGAGGCCAAGCGGAAGAGAAAGAGCAGCCGAGGGCGGTCGCCATCGCCGCCCTCGGCCTAAAGAGGAGACTACCGGGCACGGGCCGGCTTGCTGTCCTGGACCTTCTCGACGCCGTTGTCCTTGACAGTAAGGAACTTGACGATCTCCCGGCGGATCACATCGTCGGCGGGCAGCCGGGTGAATGGCGTGGAGCACATCACCACCACGGGAACGTGCCAGGTGCCCTTGCGGTTCTCGGCCACCTTGACCTTCAAGGTGACGGGGATCGGGCCGTGCGGCTTCAGATCGCCGACCGCGTTGCCGGCCGCTGCCTTGGCGTCGATGTCCGTCTGAGTGAGCGGAAGGAAAGGAAAGAGTTTCTTCGCCTCGATGCGGCTCGACTTGTTGCCGCAGAAGAACTCCAGGAACCGGCCCGTGCTCCGCTCGTAGACGAGGAAGCTGGGGCCATACTGGCAGTGCGAATCGGCCTCGGTGGACTTGGCGGCGATCCGCTTGAACTCCTCGGATTCCATGTCGTAGGAGATGACCAGGGCCTCCATGTCGGTCATGTCGATGGCCTTGGGCCGGCGGGCCAGCGGGAGCAGGTCCGCGGACGGCCCCAGGTCGATGATCTCTTCATCGGACTCCGGGATGCCATAGTGGCCCTGCGGAATGAGGCCCTTCATGTTGGCCTTCGACTTCGTGTAGAGTTGCATCCGGCCGATGTAGTCGCCGCCCTTGGCGAGTTCCGCGAACTGGTCGTCGGTGCCGATCTGGGTGGAGGGAAGCTGGTCGAGATTGATGGGAACCAAAGCGGTGTCGGACATGGTTGTTCTTTCAGGGTTCAGGGTTCGGGATTCAGGGTTCAGGCGTCGAGAAGGTGGGTCACTCGTTGTCGTCACATGGCTCTACCCTCCGTCTCAAGAGATTCGCGCGACTTCGCGCTAGGATTCTCTCTCGCTGCTGGCGGATGCTTTCCTCATCCAGGTTCAGCGCCCACTCCATCGCCAGATACCAGCCATCCACCGGCGTCTTGCAGCCAGCCTTCGTGAGTGCCAAACCGCCAAGCTGATGCTCGCGGTACTCGGCCAACACGTCCTTCAAGGGCCGCAGGTGCGGAACCGGCTCGAAGTCCTTGCATAGGTCGTGCAGTTTTCCTTGACGGGCGGCCTCTTGAATCTGCTTGAGCAGGCAAGCCGCCACGGGGACGAACTCCCGTGCGGGGGCCGTCTTCGCCAATTCCACCAACTGCGCCTGATGGATGCGCGGCAGCTTGGCAAGCGTGTAGGCCGACTTCAGCGGTATCTCGCCACGCTCCACGGCCCTTTGAATGTCCGGCCGCAGACTTAGCAGCCTCAGTTGATCGCCGATCCACGCCGTCCCTTTGTGGATCAGATTGCTCACGTCGGCCAGCGTTGCGTCCATGCCCTGCCGGGTCGTGAGGGCGTCCATGATTCGTTTGACCTGCCGCGCGTACTCCACGGCCGTCGTCTCGGGCCGCAAGGCGTTGGCCTGAATCTGAATCGCCAGCACGTCGTCGTCCGTGAGGTTGTGCTTGACGATGCAGGGCAGCGCCGGCAGCCGTAATTCCGCGGCGGCCGTGTGCCGATAGAGGCCATCCACAACTTCGTAGCAGCCGGGCCGCCGCACGGAAGGCCGCACGCAGATGGAATTCAGCGGGCCGACCGCCGCCAACGAATCACGTAGTTCCAGGTACTCAATCGACTCCCGGCTCACGATCCGCAGAACGACCCACGGCTCGATGATCTGGTCCAGGGAAATCAGCCGGAACTCGTCGGGCAGTTGCTCGGGCATCGGTGCATCCGCGTCATACGTTGACACCTATACAAGACTGCCAAAGTCCCGTTTTTTCCCAACATTTCTGGGAAACTGCGAGCTTTTGGCAGTCTTGTATAGGTGTCTACGCGGCCCGCTCTTCGAGGCCGGATGCCATGCGCGTTTATACGCCCACTACGGATCGACCGACGCGGCCTTCTTAGAGAGATGTCATGCCCTTAGTCAGCCAATCGCTCCACAGTTTCCTCCAAGCCCGCAAGACGCTGGCCAATGCCGATCTGGTGGATCGCTGGTCCACGGCGATGGAAACGCAAGTGAACGTGATGGCCGGCGACGGCGAGCCGGTGGCCGGGAAGAAGTCCACCTGGACGAATGGCAGCGACACTTGGCACTCCATCCGCATCCCGAAGAACGCCGCCACCGACCCGTCGTGGGAAGACTACAGGATCGGCTATCCCTTCGACCTGTATGCCGAAGGGATCGGGATGACAGGCTGGGATTGGCAAGCCCGCCGCTCCCGGCACTTCGGCTATGATTTTGATGCGCTGACAGGACACGCCCAAGGCATTGGCATCGACGATGCCCAATTAGAGAAAGTCAAACAGGCCGCTTGTGCCCTGCCCTACGTCGAAGTCCGCCGCAGCACGGGCGGCGGCGGCATCCACCTCTATGTCTATCTTGACGATGCGGGCGTGCCGACCGCCAACCACACCGAGCACGCCGCCCTAGCTCGTTGCATCCTGGGGATGATGTCGGCCGAGGTGGGCTTCGACTTCGCCAGCGCGATCGACGCCTGTGGCCACGTCATGTGGATTTGGCACCGGAAGATGTCGGCCGAAAACCACGGCCTGGAGATCATCAAGCCGGCTGAGAAGCGACTGTGCCTCAACGACTTGCCGGCCAACTGGCGGGACCATATTGAAGTCGTCAAGGGACGCCGCACGAAGGTCCGCATCAACGAGGTCGCCGAAGACGACACCGACCCTTTCGAGGCCCTGGCCTCCAGCCGGAAGATCATTCCCCTGGACGACAGCCACAAGGCGCAGATCGAGGCCCTGATGCGCTCCGGGGCCACCACGCTCTGGGTGGCCGACCACCATCTCCTGCAAACGCATACCACAGCGCTCCGCGAACTCTTGAACGGCCCCGAGGGCAAGGCCCTGAAGCTCGTGGGGGTCTTCAAGACGAACTCGGAGGGCCGCGACCCCGGCACGCCCAATTGTTTCTTGTTTCCGCTGCCCAACGGCGCTTGGAGGGTCTATCGCTTCTCGCCCGGCATCGCCGAGGCCGACACCTGGACCCAAGACGGTCAAGGTTGGACCACTTGCCACTTCAACCGCTACCCGGACCTGAAGACCGCGTGTACGTTGCTCGGCGGCGTGGAGCGCGAGCAAGGCGGCTTTGTCTTTGCCTCAGCGGAGGCCGCCGTCCAAGCCGCGAAAAGCCTGGGTGAAGACCTCACATTGGACCCGAGCGTCATGGACCGCAAGGTGACGCTCAAAGCGCACAAGGACGGCCGGCTGGTCGTGGAGATCGAGCGGAAGAAGAAGGACGAAGAGCCGTTGAAAGGCTGGGAGGAGAAGAAAGGGAAGTACGTCAAGATTTTCCAGATCAAGACGGCCCCCAAGGAAGACAGCGACCTGGATTTCAACGAATTCGACGGGATCATCCGCGCGTTGGAGACCGCCGCCGTCGAGCACGCCGGCTGGGTCGTGAAGAAGCAGAAGGAATGGGTCCGGCAGCCGGCCGCCAACGTGAAAATGATCCTGCAAAACCTGGGGCAGCCCAAGGCCGACGCCGAGGCCATCATGGGCGGGGCCGTGGCCCGCGGCTGGCGCTTGGTCAACCTCCCCTTCCGCGAAGAGTACCCCGGCGGCCGGCAATGGAACATGGACGCCGCCCAGTTCAAGTACAAGCCCGCCGAGTTGGCCGACGACGACATTCCCCACCATCCGCATTGGGACTTGATCTTCGAGCACATCGGCCACGAACTGACGCCGATGCTGCGGGAACTGCCCTGGGCCATCAACGCCAACATCCGCACCGGGGCCGATTATCTCCGTGCCTGGATCGCCTGCGCCTTCCGCGACCCCTTTCAGCCTACGCCGTACCTCTTCTTCTTTGGTCCCGAGAACAGCGGCAAGAGCATCTTCCACGAAGCCCTGCAACTGTTGGTGACAAAAGGCGTGGTCCAGGCCAAACGGCCGCTTGAAGGGCGCGACGGATTCAACGGCGAACTCTCCGGGGCAATCATCTGTGCCGTGGAGGAGGTGGACATCTCCAAATGCCCTGGTGCCCGCGAACGACTCAAAGCATGGGTGACGGGCCGAACCATCTCCATCCGCAAACTGCGCCAGGACAGTTTCGAGCAGCCCAACGCGACCCATTGGGTGCATACGGCCAACAGCCTGGAGAATTGTCCGATCTTCCCCGGCGACACGCGCATCACGGCCATCTACGTCGCCGATCTGTTGGACGAACAACGCATCGCCAAGCCCAAGATGGAGGCGTTCCTTGAGCAGGAGGCCCCGCATTTCCTCCACACGCTGATGCACCTGGATTTGCCGCCGATGATCGACCGGCTCCGGCTGCCGGTGGTGACGACCGCCAGCAAGCTCTCCGCCGAAGAGGCAAACCAAACGGAACTGGAGCACTTCATCGCCGAGTGTTGCGAAACCACACCCGACAAGCATACGCCGTTCGCGGACTTCTACGACCGCTTCCAGCAATGGCTCCCGCCCAACGAAAAACACGCCTGGTCCAAGAAGCGAGTCAGCAAGGAATTGCCCGTCCGCCACTCGACAACGGTTGGATACGCCAACCAGAAATTCGTTTCCCATGTGACCCTGAAGCCGGCCAAGGAAGGGGACCGCAAATGATCCTTCGCATTTACCGTTCTGCCGGCTTCCTCTCCCGCTCCGTGCTGCGGGCCGAGTTTGTCGCCGAAGTTGAAGTGGACGAGCGGCCCGAAGACGAAGCGGCCTTCGCCGACGAGTACGGCGGCGACATCGTTGACGTTGCACCCACTGATTCAGAGAACCTCGGAGAAGATCAATGAGCAGGTACGGCATGACCGACAGCGGCAAACGGCAATCCTTCGGCGCTGGTCTGGCGATCCGCGACACAGCAGATGACAAGCCCCGGCCGGACTTAATTTCCCCTTTCGCCGAAGAGCGGCAAGGGCACTGGCTGCTCATGGGTGCCAAGAAGTACGCCGAGCGAAATTGGGAAAAGGGGATGCCCTTCAGCCGTTGCGTGGCCTCGCTCAAGCGGCACGTAATGAAGTACCAGCAGGGAAAACGGGACGAGGACCACCTGGCGGCGATCATGTTCAACGCGATGGCCTTGATCCATTACGAGGAGATGATCGAGCGCGGCCTGTTGCCGGCGGAATTGAACGACATGCCCAACTACCAGTCGGCCGCCCGTAAGTCGTCGCGCAAGCCTGTCAGGAAGGGGAGGAAGACCCGTCGTGGCTGATTCCATCGTCTATCCCGGTCTGGTCCATCTCAACGGTTGTCTGATGGCCGCCGTGGACCTGGAGACCACCGGCACCCGGCCCGGCTACCACGAGATCATCCAGATTGCCGTGGTGCCGCTGGACTCGGACTTCAGGCCCCTTACCAGCGTGCGGCCGTTCTACACCCGTGTGAAGCCCAAGCACCCTGAGCGGGAATCGGCCGGCGCAAAACATAAGCACAAGATTCCCATGACGGACCTTTTGCTCCACGCCCCAGAGGCCGAGCAGGTGGCGGATTGGCTCCACGACTGGTTCCTGAACCTGAAACTGCCGTTTAAGAAGTGCCTCGTGCCGCTGGCCCACAACTGGGCCTTCGAGTCCAGCTTTCTCAAAGCCTGGCTCGGCGTGGAGGAAATGGACCTGTTGTTCCACAGCCACGCCCGCGACGGAATGCTCTACGCGATCTCGCTCAACGACAAGGCCGCCTTCGCGGGCGAGCCGGTCCCGTTCCCCTTCGTCGGCCTGGGTGCCATGTGCAAGAAGCTGGGGATCGTCAACACGAATCCCCACGACGCCTTGGCAGACTGCATTGCCGAGGCGGAAGTCTACCACGCCATGCTGCGGATGTTCTGAGGGGATGCCCATGTCAACGGTCGAACAGCGCGAATATCCGCCATGCCCGAAGCGCCTCACTGGCGCAGAGATGCACCCGAAGTGCAATGATCCATCGAAGGGTTGCTTTCAGCGGCCAATTCGACCCACCGACTGTCGCCGCTGCCTCGGGCTTGAACCGATGCCGGCCGAGGCGGCAACCCCTGAATCGTCCCTGCCGCCCCCACCACTGCCTCGGCCTTTGCCACCGTCTGAGCCGGCCAGGCCGCCCGGATTGGTGCATCGGGCGATCTCCTACACCGAGGCCCTGGCTCGCTGGACGGCAGCCGGTCGGCCGGAGCGCTCCGACAAAGATGTCGAGCGGATATTCCGCCAGCACTGTAAGCCGTGCGAATGGTATAACGCCGGAAAGCACATCTGTCGGGGTTGCGGATGCCGCGTTGCCGAAAACGGCGTTGCCATCTTCAACAAGATCAGGATGGCAACCGAACAGTGCCCGCGAAATCTGTGGTGACGACGATGCCTTGCAACTGTCCTGATGACCGACCGGCCCGGCCGAATCCGGTGGGCGGCTGCAACTACCTGTGCTATTCCGGCGGCTCGGCTGCCGGCATCTACGCGCTCGTCGGGGAAGCACTCCCGGACGTGGAGATGACCCACGGCCGTCCTGTCGTCCACCTCGACGGCTCTTTGGAGTTCCCCGGCCCTCCACCGGAGATTCTCGGCTACCGTCAACAAGGCAACCGCCTCTATCCCGCTTGGCCGCCCTGTGCGCTGCGGATGCTGAGAATCCAAGTCATCGACGGAGTGTTGATTATTGCCGGCGTCTGTGGCAGCCCGCGGGCCGAGCAATTCGGCCAGGAAACCAAGCCGGACGACTGCGGTATCTGTCCCAGTCGCCAGCCGTGACGCCTGCACCCATTCCTGAAAAGTGAACCCAGTGCCGGCATCCGATCCGAGTAACGTATAATAGCGGATCAGAGGCGGCGAGCCTGCGCTGGAGGGAATGCGGCAATGAGTGATGTCCGAAACGGCTGGCTGTACCACAATCCCGAACATTTTGTTCTGGAGAATGGCCGTCCCTTCACTCCGCAGCCGAGACCCAAAGGGATCAGGACGGGCAGTTTCAGGCAGTGCTTCGACAACGCCTTCCGCCTGGCGCGGCGGCGAAAGCTGATCTACGTTGAAGGGTATGCGATCCGAGGATGGGACGATTGGAAGTCCTTCCCGGTACTCCACGCTTGGTGCGCCACACGCGATGGCCTAGTCATTGACAGCACATGGAAGGACGGCTTGGAATACTTCGGCGTGCCCCTCGACATGGGCTACGTTGAGCACAGTCGAAAAGCATCAGGCCAATTCAGCGTCTTGGAAAACTGGGAGCAACTGTACCCCATCCTCCGGGACCGCACGACCGACTGGCAGTATCGCGACGAGATCGACCCGTCGGCGCATACTCCGAGCGAGGTCATTGATTGGCTGAAGGGAATCAAGGAGCACTTTGACAGGGAGGGCGAGGCCCAGCGGCCACAGGAGTCTTGACCGACATCAGTGAACCCTCGCCGATCTCACGGCTACTGATAGAACTGGTGTGTCGCCATCCCTTGGCGATCCGCCTGGGAAGTGAGCAGCTTGTAGACCTTGCAGTCGGAGAAGTCCACCAGCTTGCAGCGGGTGACGTGGACGCCGAACTGCCGCAACTCGCGGCGGACTTCTTTGGTCAAGGTCTTGGTGAGCGATTCGTCTCGGATGCCCGCCATGATTTCGTCATAGGTGTGCGTGGCAATCACGCGGACGACCGCCGATTGCGTCAGGTCGTTGATCGTGGTGTCCACGTCCCAATTCAGCTTGCCGATGGCCCGCACGGGATCGGGAATCCGATAGACCACGAGCGTCTTGACGACGACCTTCGTGCCATCCTTGGTGGCCATCACCTGATCGGGGATTGCGAGCGTCTGCCTGGCCGTCACGATGACTTCCACGTCCGTCGTGAGCGGCCAATAGACGTGCAGCCCCGGCACGAGCAGCTTAACTCGTTTGCCGCGCACCCACTTCACGCCGCCGTGCGTGGCCCGCACGATCAGGATGCGGGGAAAGAACTGGTAGACCGCCTGGAACAACTGGTTCAGCCAAGCAAACGCGCTTTCCATAGGATGCTCCTCTCAAGAAACGACAAGTGCCCCGATGAAACCCACCTGGGCACGTTGTCCAACCGCACTTGCCGTTTTCGCCGTAGTCCACTCGCGGCGACTCAACCTTGGCGCGTCTTCGCCATCCTAATGCAGCGTTTCATCATTCGGACGGGCGCGGACGGCCGCTTCACGCCGGGCACTGGAACAGCGACCAGTAGGAGAAGTAATACGAGTACGCATCGACCTCGAAATACCCGATCCATCGACTCTCGTACCATCGCTGCTCGATGTAGTCGTAGAGATACTGACTGAACATGGGCTGGTCGTAATAGGTCGTCGATCCAACCGACGTGCTGCTCCGATAGCTGGAAGCCAGGGACGGCACGCGCCCCAGGTAGGTGACTTCATCCGGGTCTTCACCGCAGGTGCTCCAATACTCGTCTCCCCTCGCAGCGCCCGTGTCCAGCCAGTAGTCTCGGTAGACGCAGTTCACCCAATGGGCGTGGTGGAAGCTGTGGGCAATGTAGCCCTGGCCGCCGCCGTAGCACTCGACCAAGTGCGCCATGACGCCTTCGGGAAGCGCAGCTTCAGCCGCCCCGTAGTCGATGTTCCCGTAAAGGTACTGCTCGATGACCTGCCAATACGGGATGGTCACGTAATAGCCTCCGCCGGGGCCTTCGATCCAAACGGTCCCTTGCCCATTGGGGATGCAGCAGGGCAACTCCGGCTCGCAATTGCACCACCCGTTGTCGATGGCCTCTTCAAGTTCGTCGATGTAGAGCTTCCGCCACTTGCCGCCGGGGACTCCCGAGGCGGGCGTCGTGAAAGTGTTGTCCGAGCAGATCTCCTTGAGCTTGTCCTGGGCGGCCGTGATGTCCCGTGCGCTCCATTTGTGCGGCGCGTTGACAAGCGATAGCGGCGCGACCGGATCGCAGCCTTCCGGCGGATACGAGGCGAGGCTATTGATCCGGCCGAGCAGGCTGTTCCAAGCGTCAAGCGTCAGAGGGTAGAGGGCGGCCATGACTCAATCCTCGCTTTGCAGGAACGCGGTCCCCGCACCGAACTTCTCGGTCATAAAATCGAAGGCGAAGTCGAACTCGTGCTCGCCGTAGGTCGAGTCCCACATGGAAACATCCGTGCGGATCGCCAGGTAGTCGTCGCCGTTCTTGAGCACGTCCGACAACGGCTGGCCGTCCTCGTGCTCGTCGTCGGCGACCAGCGCCGAGCGGTCAATCGTCAAGTCGCCGTCTTCGTTGATGCCGTGAAAGATCGACGACAAGGACGCCACCTTCGTCTCGCTACCGGACGTGTCGAGAACCTTCGTCTTGTGTAGATCGACGGTGACTTCCGTGGCCGTAGTCTTGTAGGGCGTGATAGCCGGCAGGCCGCGCCGCTTGTAGACATTCAGATTCAACCGTGGCCGCGATCCGGGCGAGAGGTTGATGTACGTGGAGCTATCGACCACGGGTTGGGCGGCAAAGCCGGTGTCCGAAGGCGTGCGGTCGCCCCAATCGCTGCGGGCCTTGAACACGACGTTCGGCCCGCCCACGAAGACGATGCTGCTGGCAGGAATCGCGGACGTGTCGCCCACGGGCAAGCTGCCGGTGGCCCCGCCGCCGATGCCGCCGCCTCCCGCGTGTCCCGCCGCGATCTCATCGGCTGGCGGCCAGGCGTCACTTCCCGGCAAGGCCGCCGGCCAGAAGAAACGATACTGCTCCATCTTCCCGGCCAGTACCGGCACCAGGCACTCGAAATCCACCAGGTTGTCCGCCGAGTTGTAGTTGGCCTTCTCGACAATCGCCAGCACGGGGCCGCTTGCCACGTAATGGCCGGCGAAATCCAACGTCACGGCGTCGAACGTTTCCAAGTTCAACTTGTTCAAGAACGTCTTGAACTTGATCCGCTTCCAGGTGTTCGACTTGCGAATCAGCCAGAACGTCGCGCACTTGTACGCGATGTCGGGCTGGTTGAAGATGTACCAGTCGTATTCCTGCTCTTGCGTGCCGTACTTGGCGACGTTGTGCCGGAGGATGATGGTCTTTTCGTTCGTGTCCTGCTTCCGATCCGAGGCAGCGGCCCAACTTAGCCGCCATTTCACCACCATCTTCGTCACGATCTCTTCCGTGCTCGTCAACTCGACTTCGATTCCGTTCTCGGCGTCGATGTCGCTCAATCGGATCACGTCGGCCGGGGCGGGCTGCTCCGGCAGGTACTTCAAGTAGAACTTGCCGTTGCTGATCCAAATGGCGCAGCGGGCCTGGAAGGAGATCTCCTGCAACACGTCGATGGTGTTCTTCCGGTCCAGGATCGGGAAGTTGGCCGGAAACGGTGCGAGTTTCGTCTGAACGTGGTCGAAGCTGGCGGTGTCCCACGTCAGGTCGGTATAGTGGAAGATCAGGTACTTGAGGATGTCCACGATGTCCGGGCCGACGCTCGACTCGAACGTGACGTAGAGATCGTCGCTCCATCCTTGGTCGGTGATCGTCGAGAGCGGCTTGTTGACAACGATCTCGACCGCCGTGACCGTCCCGTAGGTCTTCGTCTGGACCGTGTACAGGTCGGTCGGCACGTCCACGAGCCGCCGCTCGCCGGTAAGCTGCTTGTAGGCCCGCACCGCCAGGACCGTGCCCGGCACGATGGAAGCGATGTAGGTAATCGGCTCGTCGCTGGCGAGCGTGACGCTCGCGCCGGGATCGACCCAAAAGTGCTGGGCCACCGGCGTCGTGTCCATCTCGCTGACCGTAGCGCTCGTGTTGGTAATCACGACGCCCTGGTCGAGAATCTTGTTGCCCCTGGGGAAGCCGTCGCCGCAGCCATTGGGCACCTCGTCCTCCCAGCGGTAGTAGGTGGTCTGCGTCGGCTCGTTACAGACCGCCGGTTCGGTGGTCTTCTCCGTGTAGGCGGCCTGGGCCGCCGCATCATTCGCCGGGTGCGTGCGGCTGGTCACGTAGAACAGGTCGCCCTCGAAATGGCCGGTGAACAGGCCGCCGTTGATGTTCAGCGTAATCGGCTTGTTCTGCGGGAAGTCTTCTCCGCCGAGGATATGGATGGGGTTCCCGCCGACGCCCTTGGCGTTGGCCTCGTCGATCTGCTGCCGCTTGCGGGCCAAAGCACAGGCCCGTTGCTTGCTCTGCCGCGCGATCGCCTGCTGGACCTGTTGGTTGAGCGAGTCGATCTGCTTCTGGAGATCGTCCGCCTTCTTCTGGTCCACGGCCGGGTGGAAGGCCGGTGCCCAGCAGTCTTTCACCTTCTTCAAGTGGCTGATCTGCGCGAGCATCACCAACAGGCTCATGGTGAACTGCGAGTCGTCGGCCCCGTCCGAAAGCGTCTCCCACAACTGCATCCCGCTTAGGATACCGGTGGCGGTCAGCGTGGTGCCGGACACGGCCTTGTTGACTTGCAGTGCGGGGCAGTTGACCACCTTGCCGAAGATCATCGGCCACGCTTTTCCCACCATGTCGGCCGGCAGGTAAGGAAACTGCCCCTCTTCCGCGGAGAAGCCGATTTCCTTGTCCTCAAGCTGCGAGAGGATCGTGAACTTGACCGTCCGATCCCGCTCGCTCCAGGCGATGGGCGAACTCACCTTGCCGGCGAACAGCAGGAACCTGTCGGACAGCGCGAGTCCACTGAAATACTGGTAGACCCGCGCCGTCCGCTTGTGAACGTCGTGGCTGTCCAGGATGGCCTTGATCGTGCCGTCCGTGTCGTCCAGCGTGATGGAAAGCTGCTGCGAGCCGCTGTTGTCGCTCACGTTGACGACGTTATCGAGATCGCCGACCTCGATGATCCGCCCAGGGATCGAATCCACGGTGCGGTCGGCGTAGGCGGCCATGTTGCCGTTCACCCAATCCACTTCGATGATGGTGATGGGTTCGGTGCCGCAACGGGCCGCCAGCTTCGCCAGTCCAGCGGGGGATATGTTTCTCACTGCTCTACTCCCTCAAACTCCAAGTCGATCATCTGCGATTCGCCGAGCGGCATCGGCGCGATGGCCGGTGCCGCTCGGGCCGTCGTCTCAAACTCAAACGGATTGTTGGTGAAGTTGCCGACCCAGACTCGCCCGTCGTGGTCGATCACCTTGACCGTTGAAGCGAAATAGGCGAAGAGAAAGGCCCGTAGTTCGAGACCCTTGTTGCGCATCAGCCGAAAAGTCCACTTCAGCTTCCGCCGGTCCCCCTTCCGCTTGACGTAGGTGTACCGGGTGCCGTCCATCGCCGTCTTGCGCGTGACGGTCGCGGTCAGACCCTCTTGATTGCTGAACTGCGGGTTGGGCAGGAGCGTCGTGGTCTGTAGCATCGGGTACGGGGCTGCAAGCGTGAACATGGGACTCTCCTCGCTAGGCACTAAGTTGGCACTATGCTGGCACCAACTCACCCTCGAACTCCATGCTGGCGGTGTAGCTATCCTTGCCGTCCTGGACTACTGGGTCGGCTGGCGTCGTGATGATGCCTTTCCATGTCCGGCCTTCCCAATCCAGCAGACCGATCTCTTCACCGAGGTGCGCGTCCAGGAAGGCGAGCAACTGCCGGGTCTGAGCGTTGCGTAGGCCGGAAAATGTCAGCACGAGAGTCTGAATCTTCGGCCAGATCGGATCGGCGAAGACGATCAGCGTGCCGCCTCGGGTCTCCCGGAGGATGCGGTTGAACGCAAGGCGATCCTTGTTACCGAAGTTCGGTGCCCGCAGCACGACCGAATCCGTTAAGACGCCTTCGGCCGGGTAGAACAACTGGAACGGCAGGGCGACGTGCTCCGGCGCTTCCAACAGCGGCGGGGGCGGCGTCGGCGATCCATCCGCCCCGGCCCCGACGAACGGGCTGTACCGTTGGAGGGCACCCCGCGAGACGATGGTGTAGGCCGCCGCCTGCTGCAAGCTGAGCGCCGAAGCCGCCCCGCGGGGGACGCTGACCAGCACGGCCGCCGCCTGCGACAGGTCCAGGACCGAGCGCACGATCTTGCATTTGTTTACCGTGGCCGACTGGCCCAGTGCCAGCCAGTTGCCGGCCCCGCCGGTCTGGTTGAGGCGAACTTCGCCCAGCAGGTCCAGGACGCTTTCGGCCGAAACGCTGATCGCGGTCGGCTTGACGCGAACGGCCGAGGCCAACTGCGCCAACGAGATCGCCTGGTGGACCGAGGCCGCCAGCGGCCGAGCCGGATGGGCCGAATCGCGCAGTCCCTCGTAGACCGGATAGAACGTGTCGGTCGCCTGATCGTACTGGTAGCTGACCGTCTGCAACCGGCTGTCAGCCGACAAGTGCCAGGGTCGGGCCGTGTGCTCGGTCTGGACCAGGTTGATCGTGCTCCGTGCGGACAACTTCCGCACCACGCTCACCGTGGCCTCGTCGTAGAGGAAAACCCAGTCCCAGCACTCCGCGTTGTGGACGGCGGTTTTGATGGCGCTGGCCGCATCGGACAACGACAACGGGCTTTCCGCCGCCGCCTCCAACAGTCGGCCGACTTGTTCGGCCGTCGCGCCGAGGCTGAGGATCGACTCGGCACTGACCGGGAGAATCTGGTTGCGCACGGCCGTGCCAGTCAGGCTAATCGCGGACTCGGCACCGACGCACAATATATTGTTGCGCCCAGCCGCACTGTCCAAGTCGAGCGTGTTGGACGCCGCGACGGCGTAGGCCACCGTGAAACCTGCTTCGACACCCAATCCCAAAGACGACTCGGTGGCAACGTCAAAGACCGTTCGGCCGGTCATCTCGGCGGCATCGGTTAAAGCGACAACGCTCTCGGCCGACAGCGACCGCACGGCCTTGAATCCGGCCGCATCGGTCATGGGGACGTTACTCGACGCCGCCATCGCCCTTGCGACCGAGAAGCCAGCCGCCGTGTCCACGTTCAGCGTAGAGAGGGCACTGGCGTCGAGAAGGTTGTTGCGGTCAGCGGCATCCGTCAAGCTGATCGGCGACGCAGCGGAAACGCTGAGGAGCTTGTTTCGACCAGCGGCATCGGTCAAGCTGACTACCGATTCTGCCGTTGCCGGCCTGGCGACCGCCGCTGCTGCCGTCTGCGACAGCGACAATTCACTCGCAGCGTCGGCGTAGACGAACGCCGCCGTGCCTTCGCCCTCTTGCAGGCCGAGGGCCAACCGCACGCCGCCCAGCAGCGAGTTGGCCGTGCCCAGCTTGCCGGTCAAGCTGCCGGTCAACGGACGGGCGTCGGCTGGACCAGCAGAGGCCAGCATCACGCCGCCCAGGCAGGAATCCTGGCCGCCCAAGACCCAACGAGGGGACGAATGGGGTGCGAAGGTCGGAGTAGGCTCGGCCGTCTGCGCGATCGCCAGCGAGTTTTCGGCCGAAAGATGAAACACCCGAGGGCCGCCTACTCCGTCCAGGCCGATAACCACCTTGCCCAGGGCCGTGCCCAGTAGACCGCTCTGCGTCGTGGGCGTCGGCCGCGCGGCCGGAACGTCATCGAAGGCCGGCACTAGGCCGCCGAGTTGCGAGTCGTGCCCACCGAGCACCCAATCCGGCGTGGAGTGGGCCGCGAAGGTCGGATCGGATGTCGCCGCCTGCGCAAGTGTCAGCACGCTCTCGGCCGAGACGTTGAAGGTCAACGGGCCTTCCGCTCCCGCCAAGGCGAGAATCGTAGCTCCCAGTTGCCCGCCGAGTTGCCCGCTCTGAGTCGTGATTGCCGGCGCGCTCGGGGCGGCACCGGCAAACGCCAACTCGACGTTCGCCAGCAGGGAGTCGCCAGTGCCTAGCTTGCTGGTCAGCGCCATCGCTTAGCTCTCTTCCCAATGGAGCAACGTCAGGGAAATCCTGTTGTTGTTGCTCAGCGGGTCGATGAAGATGCCGTGCTGATTGGGGGCGTTCGCCGAATCGAAGGTAAGCTCGCCCCACTTGATCCAATTCACACCGTCTGTTGACCAGTACCAGCGCTTGTAGTTCCCCTCCCAGGAGAACTTGACCCAGAACACGCGCCACAGCGGCCAGAGGGTCCGGTTGTCGGCCGTGGGCGTGGACTCCGAAGCGGTTGGCGAGTAGTAATTGACATTTTCGAGGAACGGATAGGTGCTGGTCTGCCAGAAGCGCAGGCCCCAGGTCGTGAAGTTCCCGTAGTCCGTGGTCCCGCCCGTGCAACGCGAGACAAAACCGCACTTCGGGCCGTTCATCGAAGCCGCCCCGTTATAGGCGAAGGCCGCCACGACGCTTTGCACGCCGGGCATCAGCGACCGGACGTAAAGCCGCAGTTCGGGAGCGTTGGTATCCAGGTCGGGGTCTTCGAGCACCAGTGCGCCGCCAACGAGGGTTGCGGTGGCGTTGCCCTGATTGACCCATTCCCACCCGGTTTGCGGCGGGGCCTTGAAGCGTTTATACGGCCCGTACTTGTGCCAGGCCGCCCCATCGTCGTACTCCAGGAACAGGCCGTCCGTGGGAAGAAACAGTCGTCCCTTCACCCCGGCGGCCGGTTTGTTGGCGTAGATGTCCGAAATAAACCGGTTGGCGACCCGCGCCTCCATGCCGCCTTTAGTGAGCAGGTGAACCACGTCGGCCCCATTGTCGTGGCTGGCCGCCGCGGTGCCCTCGGCACCCCGCGCAACGGTGAACGTGCTGCCGGCCACGCCGGTCACGATCAGGATTTCGCCGTCGATCTTGATGCGAAAGCTGCCCGAGGCGGGAAACGCGGAGGCATCCGTCACCGTACAACTGGTGGCGGTCGGCGTCTCAATCGTGGCGGACAACGTAGTCGTAGCGTTGTTGGCAAACTTCTCGATCATCAGTATTGCCTCCAACTGAGGACGGTCATGCCGGTGTTGACCTGACCGCTCGACGAGGAATAGCCGGCATAGGAGTTGACGGCTATCCCGATCTGGTTGGGCGTTATCCAATCCGTCCGCGCGGTGCTCACCATCTGCGTCCAGTTGATGCCGTCGTGTGAAAACGAAATCACGCGGTTGGTGGTGCCGTCGTCGTAATACCGCAACCAGATCAGCGGCGAGTCGTAGCAATGTCGGTTACTCGGCCAGCCGGTGACTTCGCCGCTTACTGACGTGGGGCTGTTGTACTTGACTCCCCTTGTCTCCATATTGCTTGAACTGCCGCCAACGCCGTAGGTTACAATCTTGCCGCCCCCGGAATCCCGGATGCACAGGCCGGCAGTAGCGTATGCGCCCCCGTACCCCCAGGCGTTGACCAGAAAAACCATCTCCAAGGTGAAGGGCGCGGCAGGATACGCCTTGACCTGGCAGCGCAGGTTCTCGCCACTGGTGGCCGGACCTGAATCCAGGAAGATCGCCCCTTTGTTATCCACAATGGTCGCGCTTCCCTGATTCACCCACGTCCCGAAGTCGGCCGCCGCCGGAGGCATCATGGGCCAGATCGGGCCGAACTTCTCCCAGGCCGCGCCGTTGTCGCGTTCGAGGAAGAGTCCATCGGTTGGCAGAAAGATGCGGCCGGGCACCCCGGCCGCCGGCCGGCTGGCCAGTGCGTCGTAGACCGCCAAGTCGTTCTGGTCGCGGGCGTCCAGCGCCCCGACCGTCAGGACGTGCCTCACGTCCGCTCCGGTGCTGTGGGCGGTGGCCGACGTTCCTTCCTGGTGGCGCGAGACGGTCAAGGTCGTCCCGCTGACGCCCGTGACGAGCATGATCTCGCTGTCGATCAGGATGCGGAAGTTGCCGCCGGTGAAGCCCATCGCGCTGGCCACGTCGAACTCGGTGGCCGCATCGTCGATGTCTTCGCTCAGCGTGGTGCTGGCAAGATTCTTGAACTGCTCGGCCATCAGGTTTCTCTCCAATGCAGAACGGAGACCACGCGCGGGATGCCATACGAGGTCTTCCAGTTGTTGGCAAACAAGCCGACCTGGTTCGGCGTAAGGAAAACCGTTCGCCCTTGGGGAGGCTGGACCGGCACCCAGTTGAACCCGTCGCTGGAGATCTCCACCGTCCGGTAGGTGCCGTCGTCTCCGAAGCGAACCCAGTACGGTGCCATCGTCGGCGCGCTGAAGTTGTACTGGCTGCCTTGAAGGGTCGTCTCGTTCGTCCACCAGGCGTACAGGAACAGCTTGGGGTAGTTGCTCGATCCCCAGCCGTAAGTGAGCAGCTTGCCCGAAGTGCTTTCTCGCCAGCAGACGCCGAACTGCGGGACGTTCCACGCATTGAGATAGAGCGGGTCTTGGGCCAGGAAGCCTACGGTGATTCTGTAGGGCGTGGCCGGAGCCGACTTGACCAGACAGTGCAGGCCGTCCGACGACGCATGGCTTGGCGTGGTCAGGGCCATAATGCCCTTCGTGTCGGCGACCGTGGCGGTTCCCTGGTTGACCCAGGTGAAGTCGCCGCTGCTGGGCGGCGTCACTTTGTTCAAGGGCAGCATGTCCCACAGCGAGCCGTTGTCCTGATGCACGAGGCCCTCGGTCGGCAGATAGAGCCGGCCGGCTTGCCCCGCCGCATCGCGGTCGGCAATGGCCCCGGCGGCAAACTGCTCGACCTCCCGCCGGGCCAGCGCTCCGGCCGTCAGGACGTGGTTGACGGCAACATCGGCGTCGTGGCTGGCGGCACTGGTCCCTTCCTGCGCCCGAGTGATGGTAAAGACGTTGCCCTGCACGGCCGTCACCAGCATGATCTCACTCTCGACGAGGATGCGGAAGTCGCCGCCGGTTGGAAAACCGGTGGCCGACTTTACCGTCAGGCTGAGATCGTCGGTGCCGACCCCCGCGACGAGCGAAGAGAGTCCGCCGTTTGCAAATCGTTCGTAGGCCATCGGTGGTCCCTCTTAGGCTTCTTCCCAGTGGACCAGGGACATCGACACCTTTTGGGCGTTGTTCACCGGGTCGATGAAGACGCCGAACTGGCTCGGCGTGTTGTAGGAGGAGAAGGTATCCTCGTACCATTTCGTCCACCACACGCCATCCTGGGAGAAGTACCAGCGCTTGTAGTTCCCCTCCCACGAATACTTGACCCAGAACAACCGCATGGGAAGCAACTGGTGGCCGTCCGTCGAAGGACTCGATTCAATGGCCGTGGGCGACGTGTAGTGCTTGAAGTGCAGGAAGGTCATGGGGTTGCTCGGCGAGGGCTGAAGCCGGAGGCCCCAACCTGTGAAGTTCCCATCGTCCGAGCCGCCGGCGCACCGCGCGCAAAGGCCCATGATCGGATAGTCCGTCCCGATGCCGTTGTACGTGAAAGCAACTGCCACGCTCGTCACCCCTACGCCCAAGGAACGGACGTAAAGCCGAAGCTGCGGAGTCGTCGCGTCGAGGTCGGGGTCTTCGAGCACCAGCGCGCCGCCCACGAAGGTCGCCGTGGCGTTGCCCTGGTTGACCCACGACCATCCCGTTTGCGGCGGCGCTTTCAGCCGCTTGTACGGCCCGTACTTGTGCCAGGCGGCCCCGTCGTCGTATTCCATGAAGATGCCGTCCGTGGGCAGGAATAGTCGCCCCTTGATGCCGGCCGCCGGTTTGTTGTCGTAGATGTCCGAAATGAACCGATTGGCGACCCGCGCCTCCAAGCCGCCTTTGGTGAGCAAATGCCGCACGATCGCACCGCTGGAGTGCGTTGCCGCCACGGTGCCCTCGGCCCCGCGCGTGACAGTGAACGTGTTGCCGGAGACCACCGTGACGATGAGGATTTCATCGTCGATCTTAATGCGGAAGCTGCCGCTGGCGGGAAAGCTGAATGGGTCCGTCACCGAGCAGGTGGTGGCGGTCGTCGTCGCAATCGCAGCCGACAGCGTGTTGACGGCAAAGTTGGAGAACTTCTCGATCATCAGTATTGCCTCCAGTGCAGGAGGGTGAGGGCCGTGTCGCATTGGCCGCTGCTTAGCGAGTAGCCGCAGTAAGAGTTGACGGCGATGCCAAGCTGGTTGGGCACGATCCAGTCCGTCCGCGAAATGCTGAGGGCCTGCACCCAGTTGTAGCCGTCCACGGAGTACGACACGACGCGGTTGTTCCCATCGTCCGCGTATTTGAGCCACACGATGGCCGTTTCGCCAAAGTGGCAGGCCGCCGCACCCGTGACGTTGCCGCTCGATGACGTGGGACTGTTCCAGTTGTAGCACTGGACTTGCATATCGCCGTTGCTGCCCCCGATGCCGATGGTGACGAGTTTCTGGCTGATCGAATCACGAATCACCAAGCCGCCAACCCCGGTGCCGTTGTACGGCCAGGCGTGGAGCAAGTACGACATTTCGATGGTGAACGGCGGAACGGGATAGTCCTTCACCCGGCAGCGAAGGTTGGTGTTGCTGTTGACCGGCGCAACGAGAAGCGGCGCGCCTCTGTAATCGGTGAACGTGGCCGTCCCCTGGTTCACCCACGTCGGAAAGTCGGCCGCCAGGGGAGGCGTCAGGGGCCATATCGGGCCGAACTTCTCCCAGATCGAGCCATTGTCACGTTCGAGGAAGATGCCATCAGTCGGCAGGAAGATGCGGCCCGGCACACCGGCCGCCGGCCGGTTGGCGTAGGTATCGTAGGCAGCCAAGTCGTTCTGGTCATGGGCGTCCAAGGCCCCCACCGTCAAAACGTGCTTCACAGCCGCGCCGTTGCCGTGCGGCGTGGCAGGCGTCCCTTCTTGCCCGCGCACGACCGTCAAGGTCGTGCCGCTCACGCCTGTGACCTTCATAATCTCGCTGTCCACGAGGATGCGGAAGTCGCCGCCGGAGAAGCCCATCGCGCTGGCCACGTCAACGTCGGTTTCCGAGGCGTCAAGGTCTTCGGCGAGAGTGGTGCTGGCAAGGTTCTTGAATTGCTCGGCCATTACGCTTCCCTCCAATGCAGGAAAGAGATATTTCGGGCCAGGACATTGCTCGTCTTCCAGCTATTGGCGAAGACCCCCACTTGGTCGGCCGTAAGAAACACGGTGCGGCCCTGCGGCGCGGCCACTGGCTTCCAGTTGAATCCGTCCAGCGAGATTTTCACCGTCCGGTTGGCCCCGTCGTCCGCGAACCGAATCCACACGATACCGGATGCGACCATGCTGGCTTGCAGCACGTTCGTCGAAACGGTCGTAGGATTCGTCATTTGGGTGTAGTTGAACGTGGTCGGGTAGCTCGCCATGCCCGGACCATAGAGAAGGAGTTTGCCGGAGCCGCCTTCGCGCCAGCAAACGCCGTACTGCGCCATCGCGCTGGCGGTGGTGTAGGTCGGCGAGAGGGCCAACATGGCGACGGTGATCTCATAGGGGGTCGCCGGCGCGGTCTTGACGAAGGCGCGAATGTTCTCGCCGGACGCCACGCCGGGCGTCGAGAGCACCATCATGCCCTTGCTCATGGCCACCGTCGCGCCGCCCTGATTCACCCAACTGAAGTCGGCGCTGTCGGGAGGGGTGAAACGGCTCAAGGGCATCATGTCCCACGACAAGCCGTTGTCTTGATGCACGAATCCTTCGGTTGGCAGATAGAGCCGGCCCGCCTGCCCGGCCGCATCGCGGCTGCCGATCGCGCCGGTGGCGAACTGCTCGATGTCCCGCTGGGCCAAAGCGCCGGCCGTCAGGACGTGGAAGACGGCAGCGTCGGCGTCGTGACTGACGGCGCTGGTTCCCTCCTGCGCCCGCGTGACGCTGAAGGTCTTGCCCTGCACGGCCGTGACCAACATGATCTCGCTGTCAACAACGATGCGGAAGTTGCCGCCGGTGGGGAATCCAACGGCCGACTTCACGGTCAGGCTGAGATCGTCGTCGTCGATCCCCGCCGACAGCGAGGAAAGTCCGCCGTTTGCGAAGCGTTCGTAGGCCATCGGGATTCCTCACGGAGGGCAAAGGGGCGAAAGAAAGGCCGAGCGGGGCTTCTCGCGAAGCCCCGCCCGACCTGTGGCGAGGGAGTACGTTTATGCCGAGACGGTGTACGTCACCTTCAACTGGTCGTCGTCGTTGACGGCCACATCGCCGGTGCCAAACAGGGCCGTGGCCCAAAGGATCGCGCCGGCCGCCGCATTGTCGCCCTTCGTTTGGGCACCGGCGGCACCGCCGACCAGAAAGAGACCCTTCACCGTGCCGCTGCCGGTAATGTTGAAGACCACCGGGCTGGCGTTGGTAATCGACTGGCCGGAGGCCGCGCCTTCGGTCCACTCGGGGCGGGTCGTGGCGTTGTCACCGTTGGCGGCGTCGGTGTAGTCCGTGAACTCGGCCCAGCCGTTGCTGCCGCCGATCTGGGCGTATACGTCGCCGGCCGCCAAGGCGGTGTAGCCGCTGTTGGAGATCAGGCCCAGCCACCAGGTCGTGATGGCCGAGACGCCGTGGAACATCACGTCCAGCAGCTTGTTCTTGCCCTGGTTGACGATCCCGTTGGGAAACTCGTAGTGGCCGATCTTCACGCCCTCGCGGAAGTGCTCGACCACGAACTTGCCGCGGGGCCGGAGTTGGTCTTCGGCCTTGCGGGCGCGGACCATGCTGCAACCCGCACTCTGGCCCAATTTCATCTGGCTGACACTCATGGTTGTCCTCTCGATACAAAGGGTTACAAGGTTGCCGTACCACGCCGCAATTCACGCCTTAGCTCAGCGGCGATGGACCGAGCCGTCTGGCGGCTGGTTCCGCCGCCCGTTACCGTCACGTTGATGTCACCGATGTTGGTGACGCTGCCGCCTTCGCTGCGGTACACCGGCTGGACGCCGGCATTGATGGCAGTCAGTTGCGCGGCGAACTTCCGCGCGGAGGCGGCATTGATAACCACCTCGCCCGGCGAGAGCATCGCCGGGATCACATCTGTGCCCTGGGCCTGGCCGCCAAGGGACAAGAAGTTCCACGCGATCCGGCCCTTGGCGGCAGTCAGGGCCGTTGGCGGGGCTTGCACGCTCCACGAGGCGGCAGCCAAGTCCCACATGGCCGTAGCCGCCAATTGGATGTCGCCGGCCAGGCTCGCCATGCTCGGGATTGCGCTTAGGGACGTTTGTGCCGCCTTCGCGCCTTCACCCATTTCGGTCGCCGCCTGGGGATTCAATTTGTCGATCAATTCCTTGAGGCGGTCGGCCTCTTGCCGGGCTTTCAGCAACTCCGCCTCCAAATTGCGGGTCTGACCTTGCGGCGTCTGCAACTTCTTCATCGCCTCCGCCTGATCGGCCAGGAACTTCAAGTTGGCCATTTGGTTGGTGATGAAGGTCTGGTCCCATCCTGTCACGGTGGGCATGGCCATCACGGCGGTGGCCTTCTTCTGCAATTCCTCAAACTCTTTCAGGCCGAAACCTTTGCCGCCGGTTTCCTGCAACTGCCGAAACTGCCCGACCAATTCTGCCAGGGCCTTTGTCTCCGTCTGGATGTCCCCGCCGCCGAGGATCGCGCCTTTGGCCTTGGCCGCCGCTTGCATCAAGAAGGTCGATGTCTTCTCCATGCCTTCCTGGTAGATTGCGTTGTTCGCGCCCAGGGCACCCACGGCCGCTTTCTGCCTAGTCGTGGCCTCCGTGAGTGTCGTTTGCTCGGCCGTGAGCTTCTTGACCAGTTCTGTCTGCTTCGCGTATTCCGCGTTCTGTCGCGTGAGGTACGCCTCCTTGTCGGGCAAAGGCATTTCCCCCAACAGCTTCTTGGCAAGGTCGGGAGAGGCGACGGGCAGCAGGACGGAGACATCCACCGGCTTCAGGCCCGCCTCGATCTGGCTGCGCAGGTCGTCAATCGCCGTCGGCGCGGCCAGGAGCTTCTGGACCTCCGCCTCCGAGACGCCGCCCTCCAAGGCCGTTTTGACCCGTTGGCTGAGAGCGTCGAACTTCAGCATCTCGTCCAGGCTGAGATCAGCCGTGCCGTCCATCCATTCCTTCTTGAAGGCAGCCATCTTCTGCTTCAAGTCTTCCGACATGGCGGCCGATTTCTTCGGGTCCACCGGGCCGCGCTTGTCGAACAAGTCCAGGTCCGTGAGGATGCCCTTCATCAAAACCTTCATCCGGTCCACTCGCTCTTGTTCTTTCGCCGCCGCTTGGGCCGCGGCCGAGGCACGGGAATCGCTGTTGCGCTGGAGTTCCTTTTCCGCGTCGATCTGCTTGCGGATGATCGCCTCCACGGTGTTCGCGGCGTCTTTCCGAAGCCACTCGTTCTCCGTCCCCTTGGCGATCTGCTCCGCTTCCTGGGCGTAGGCCGTCGCCCGCTGGAAGATCGCCTGGGCCGTTCGCTCTTGGTCCGGGGTCTCTGCCTTGGCCAAGAGGCCCGCCGCTTGCTGCGCCAGTTCGAGCGCACGCCGGCCGTACATATCCGACGTGACTTCGGGCAGCTTGTAGTAGCTGTCGTACTTCTGACGCTCTTCGAGTCGTCGCTTGAAGAGCAGATCGTCGAGCTTGGCTTGCGAGTCCGCCTGGCGCTTCACGGAGTCTTCGGCCGCCTTGTTGGCGTCCTGGGCGGCCGCGCGGAACTGCTGCACGACCTTTTCGCGGGTCGAGATCATCGCCTGCATCGTGGTCCGCGAGGAGACCACCAACTCCTCATTGGTCTTTCGCGCCTGGTCCACCTGGGCGTTGTACGCCTTGCGGACCTCCGCCGTGTACTGTTCCAAGCGACGGCCGGCTTCGTCGTAGACCTTCATCTCGGCGTCCAGCCGCTCTTGGGCGGCCTTCCTCTGCGCCTGTACGGTCTCCTCGATCTTCGCACGGAAGTTCGCGTTGGCATTGTCCAGCATCGACGCCATGCGCTGATCGAGGAATTCGGTAGTCCACACCGCCATGCTCAGCGGCGCAACGACGTTGTTGAACAGAACGCCCCCGAGGCCGGTGAATCCCGCCAGCTTGGCGCGGAGCGAGAACGCCGCCAGCGCCCCGCCGGCAATCGCCAGCGGTTCGGCCAATTGGGTTGCCGTCATCGCAATGCCCTTCAGCGCGGCGGCCAACCCTTCCGCCCCGCCCGCGGTCTTCAAGAGGGTGCTCAGGAACTTGACCAGTTCCGGCCCAACCTCGGTGGCCAGCGAGACCTTGAACTTGTTCAACTCCGCCATGTACTGCTGGGCGTCGGTGGAGGTGAACGTCTTGAAGACCTCGTTGAAGTTGTCAGTGAGCGTGCCGTCGCTCATCTTCTTCATGGCTTCGGCAGCTTGTTCCGCACCCGAGCCGGTCAATCGCAATTCGGCGTTCAGGGCGCGGATGTTGCGGAACATTGTGGCGGTCGCCGCCACGTCTTCGTTCGCGCTGTCCCGTAGGGCCAGGAACGCCCCTTGGAGGCCAAGGGCGTGGATCATCTGTTGGCCCGTCTCGTAGCCCAGGGCGCGCAACTCCTTCTTCAGGTCTTCGGACGGCTTGATGAGGGCGGCCATCGCCGACCGGAAGCTGGTCGCCGCCTCGGGAACGCGCATCGAGCCGATGGTCAAGGCGACCATCGAGGAGTTGACTTCATCCAGGTTGACGCCCAACTCGCTGGCGATCGGCACGAGGCGGCCAATCACCGGGGTCAACTCGGCACCGCGGGTGCGGCCCAACTCGATGGTCTTGAAGAACTTGGCGGCCACCGTCTCGGCTTGGTTGGACGCCATGCCGTAGCCGTTGAGTGTGCCCGTAATCAAGAGCACGGCCTCATTCAAGTCCATCACGCCGACCTTAGCCAGCTTCGCCGAGGCCGTCATAATGTCCGCACGTTGCTGCGCCGAGGTAAACTGGTTGGACAGCGTTTGATACACCGCCTCGGCCACGTCGGGCAGCGGGAAGTTGAACTCGCGCGAGATGTCGGCGACTTCCTTGCTCAACCCCTGGAAACTCTTGTCGATCCTCGGGGCAATGGTCTGGATTTCCGAGATTTTCGTGGAGAACTTCAATGCCTGGTCCACCGACTCTCGCAAGAGATCGCGGATTTGGCTCAACGCACGGACAATGGCCTGGGTCATTACCACCCGCGTCAGGGTCTCCCAGGTGACGGTCCACGCCTTGGTCTTCTCGGCAGCATCTTTCGCCGCGCTACCGGCATCCGAGCCGGCCTTCTTACCCTTCTGCCCCGCCTCGCGCATCTTGTCCCCGGCGGCAGCCGCCGTGTTGCCAAGCTGATCCATCGTCTGGTTGGCTTTCTGGGCCTCCGCCGCCACATCGGGCGGCAGCCAGAGCTTCGAGGTGGGCGCAGCCGCCGTCGCGGCGGGAGCCACTGGGCCGTTGCCCATCTTCGCCATCGAGTTGGCCAGCCGCGAGGCGGCCGAGGCCATGTCCTTCATCCGGTTCAGCGCGCCTTCCGCCTGGTTGTTCCAGGCATTCATCCGCTCGCCGAACGTCTGGAAGGCCGTGCCCGACGATTGCAGCGCAGAGTCCAATCGCTGAAGCTGCTTGAGAGCATCTTCGACGCTGAAACCGAGTTTATTGACAATGGTTTCGTCGGCCATGAGGCACCCTGCTAGGACTTCACTCGCACGATACGCAGATGGGGCTTGACGGCAGGAAGGTCCACGCTCTCCGCAAACCGCAGGAAGGCCCTGGCACCAACGACCTGGAAGTTGTAGGGACCGGGTTCAATCAGACGGCAGAAGAGCGTCGGGTCCGGCTCGACGTTGGCGTTGTGGTACTCGTTCCAGATCAGCCAGGGCAGTGTCGTCGTGTAGGTGAACGTGTACTCGCCGGTCTCCTTGTCCGTCGTCAGCTTGCCGTCGCTATGCGCCATACCCATCCAGGTGCGGTCCATTCGTTCCGTGAACAGCCCGTGAGCCGCATTGACGGCCGCCGGCGCGACGGGCAGACCGTAGCCGATCTGCCCGGCCAGCTTCACGAACGTCGCCCGCGATGCTCCACTCCACACCGGAATCTCCAAGACCGCCTCCAGCCACTCCATGAGGCCCTGGGCGATCGCGGCCTTCAGGTGCGAATCGAGCGTGTTGCGGTAGGCCGCCACGTCGATGCGCGGGATGGAGAACTGGGCCGTAAACTTCATGGTCAGGAACCTTCCCCTTTCGCCGGCCGGGCCGCGAAGGGCATCCTTGCCCCGGCCAGTTGAGCCTCCCGCTCCGCTTCGTCGTAACTTCGCAGTTGGTCGAAGGCGACGATCAAAGCCTGGGTCTCAACGCCGCACTCGTCCCAGGACGGCTTGACGCCCGGCGGCCGGATGCCTAGCCGTTCGCAGGCCCGCCAGACGGCGAACTCGGCGGTGCGATAAGGGGCGAAGAGAACTCTTCGGGCATCGGTCCCTGACCACGCAGAAAAGACTCGCGCGCCCGTTGCAGTTTGGCGTCGTCCAGGGCATTCGCCTCCAAGACCAGGGCCAGCACGCGGTTGCACTCCACCTGGGTCAGGCCGGCGCTTTTCAGGTCTTCCTCCCACTTGGCCCAGGTGCGGGGATCATTCTCCTTGACCGTATCCCACTCGATCTCGGACGGGGCCAGGGACTTGACGACCATGTAGCCCAGCCGCTTCTTCGCCCACTCGCTGAGGATTTGCTGGTAGGTGGGGTCGGTGAGGTTGGGAATCCAGCCGTCTTTGGTGAACTTGCCCGGCGGCTTGGGGTTCGGGCACAGGGCCTCGAATTCCGCCATGTCGGGCAGACCCTTGGCGCGGAAAATGATCTCGCTCTCGCCGCGCGGCAGGACCAGCAGCACCTCGTTGGAGAGCGTCTTGGGGTCGATACCGGCAATCTTCATGTTGTTCCCTCGCTGAACGGAATGAGAAAGCTGCGGTGCCGACAGCGGTGTCGGCACCGCATATCTGACCTTTCTTGAGAAAGCGGCCAGAGAAACCGGCCTCAAGGGGCCGGGGAGTCGTCACTACGCCGCCGCCTCGCGCTCGACGAGCGGTTCGGTGGCCTTGCACTTGCCCGTAATCGAGATCGTGGACTCCTTGTAGTTGATCTCGCGGGTCTCCGAGCGAAAGTCGGGGAAGGTCACGCGCTCAAGCTCGGACGTGCCGCAGGGCGGCGTGTGCAGGACCACCACGTCCACGCAGTACGGCTCGCACAAGTCGCTCGAAGCGCTCACCCACTCGGCCGCCCCGCCGACGCCCTTCAAGGCGTCCATCGGGCTGACCGGCTCGCCAGTGCCCTGGGTGATATGCTCGAAGACGGCCTCCAGCTTCACGTCCATCGGCACTTCGTCGCCTTCCTTCACGGTGTCCAGGTTCCCCCGGTCCTTGAGGTATTCGTACTCGTTGTGCTCGGTGTAGGTGATGTTCCCTTCCCCGATCTTGATGTCGAGGTTCTGGGGATAGAACGTCACCACCGCGCCGTCCGCATAGGTGCCTGCCCCAAGGGCCGGCGAAAACGTGATCTCGGTCGTTGGGCCGGCGTCGGCCGGGGTGCGGGCCGTGACGGTGTGGAAGACCTGATCCGTCTCGCCCACGATCTTGAAACGCGCTCCCACGGGCACCTTGTCGGTGTCGGCCGTGTTCAGGACAATCGTGTCGATGGCAAAGCTGGTGTCGGTCGCAGCGGGCGGGGTCGCGGGTTCGTTGACCGCCGCCGTGCCGCTGAGGCCGTCCTGCAAAATGACATCGCAGTCACGAAGCTCTATGCGTGCCATGTTCGGGTTCTCCTGTCATTGGTTGGTGGAAATCTCCATCCGGTAGCGAGCGTCTACCATTGATTGCTTCAAGCGGTCGGTCGGATTGATCTGGCCGAAGTGCATCACGCGGATAGCGTCATGTCGGCCTTGGACCGGCGAGAGGCAGCCGACAAGAACGTGCTCGTCGTCGTCTGCCCCGCTTCCGTACTTGTAGACGGCGATGGCTCCATCCATTGCCTCCTGAAACACGCCGGTCTTCTGAATGATGGCGTATTGGTTCTTCTGCTCTTCGTAACGGCTCACGAACAAGACGTTCACCACGACTTCGACCTGGAAGTAGTCGCGGCTCAATTCCCTGGTGAACGGCCCCGTGATGCGGACCTCGCACCGATCCGTGGCGCTCATAAACTCCGTGGTCCGCTCGTCCAGCCCTTCAATCAGAACGGGAAGCTGCTGCTGTTGAGCAACGTGCTTCAAGTAGGTCGCCACGGACGCGAAAACCCAGCGTGCCCAGTTGGGATTGGCGGGCATGGCTACACCTCCCCTTCGGCTTGAGAGCCGAGTGTCAAGGAGGCGTTGGCTTCAGCGACCGTCCCTGCGCCGCCAATCGACTCGCCCACTAATTCTTTGCCGTGGATGATGTAGGTTGCATCAAACTCGTATTCCTCGAAGTTCTCGATTGAATACTTGCGGCCGTGGTAGACGAGCCAATCGCTTTCCTTCAGGATCAGGTTGGGGCAGTCGCGGCGTTCGACGATGAACAGCCGCGTGCCTGCTTCGTAGCCGCCGCCCATGACCATCTGCTTGTTCGCGGAGATCAGCGAGATCGAATGCTTCACTTCGCGGCTCACGGTCTCGGGCAGGACGACGGCTCGCTGAATCCGAGTCGCCGTCTTCGTCCGGGTCGTTTCACCGGTCTTCGTATCCGTAGTCACCGTACCGTTCTGATAGACAACTATCGTGCCACCGTATTGACGCTTCAGCGCGTAGAGTACGCGCCGAATCTGCTGGTTCAGTCCGTAGTTGGCGGGATACGTCATGGGCGTCACGCTCAGGCTTGTTGCGAGCACTTGGGCCGCCAAGGGCACTCGAAGCGCTCGTCCAGGGCCTTCTCCAGCCGCTCCATCATCAAGGTGTTCTGGTCGATTACGTCCGCACACCTTTCGACGAGCGGCATCAACACATTCCGCTGCTCGTCTTCGAGCTTCACGATCCGTTTGTTCATGCGGCATTCGCGGACCCAGCTTTGCCAGAGAAGAACGGCAGT